ACCCCCGCGCGCGCGTGCACGAGACCGCGGGGGAGGCATTTCTGAGGTGGCGCTGATCAAGATCTTTGCGCGGAACGGGCTAATCGGACATTAGGGTCGGGGGTGGTCGTATGGCCGCGCCCGGCCGCAAGCCGAAGCCTCACCTTCAGGCCGTCCGCGAGGGCAACACTGGCCGCCGGCCGCTTCGCGAGGGCGTCAAGGTCCCGCCGTCCGAGCTGCGCGAGCCGAACTGGCAGGAGCCGTTCCCCACTGTCCCCGACGAGGAGCAGCGGGAGGTCAACACCCGCTGCCGGGAAGTCGCCCGCCGGGAGTGGCGGCGCATCGTCCCGGTGCTGAAGTTCACGGCGGGGCTCGCCGAGGTCGACACGCAGACGGTCATGGACTACTGCATCTGCGTGGCCCGCATTGACCAGTGCGAACGCGTGATCTCGATGCACGGCCTGCTGATGCGGGGCGAGCGGGGCTGGCAGAAGAACGGGGCGACCACGGTCGTCGGCCAGTACCGGCAGCAGCTCGCCCGGTACATCGGGGAGTTGGGGTTGTCGCCGTCCGCGCGGGGCCGGTTGACGCCGCCGGAGGGTGGCGACGATGGCGACGACGACGATCCCTTCGACTGAGCAGCTCTCCCTAGAGGACTGCTCGGAGGGCTTGCCGGTACCGCGGGCGGCACTGTACGAGCTGGGCATGGACGACGAGGAGATCGCGGATGCGGTCCTGTCGCGACCGCTGGTGTGCGCGTTCCAGATGCCGGAGCAGGATGGCGCCTGGTTCGATGTGGAGGCGGCCCGGCGGGCGTTGAGGGCGATCGAGTCGTTCAAGCACACCAAGGGCCGCTGGGGCGGGACGTTCCTGCGGCTGGCGCCGTGGCAGAAGCTGTGGGTGATCCTGCCGGTTTTCGGCTGGCTGTGGCATGACCCGGAGCTGGAGCGGGCCGTGCGCGTGGTCCGCGCGGTGTGGATCGAGGTCCCGCGGAAGAACGGCAAGAGCACCCTCTCCTCGGGGATCGGGTTGGCGCTGCTGCTGGCGGACCGGGAGATCGGTGCCGAGGTGTACGCGGCGGCCGGCTCGTTGGAGCAGGCGAGGCGCGTGTTTGACGACGCGAAGCGCATGGCGCAGACGTCCAAGGCAGTGAAGGGCCGGGCCGAGGTCCTGACCAGCGTGATTCGGGTGCCGCGTACGGGCGGAATCTTCCGAGCGCTAAGCCGGATTGCGGAGACGGCGCACGGCCTGAACGTGTCCGGCGCGGTGATCGACGAGGTTCACGTCCATAAGAGCCGGGATCTTATCGATGCGATTGAGACGGGTACGGGTGCGCGGGATCAGCCGTTGATCGTTTTCATTACGACGGCGGACGATGCGCAAGAGGGCTCGATCTACGACGAGAAGCACGCGTACACCCGCAAGGTCGCCGAGAACGTCGTGCAGGACCCCGCCCACTACGGGGTGATCTGGGCTGCGGCTGAGACCGACGACCCTTTCGACGAGGCGACCTGGCGACGCGCGAACCCCGGACTGGGGACATCGCCGACGCTGGCGTATCTGCGGCGCGAGGCGAACAAGGCGCAGTCCACGCCGAATTACTTTCCGACGTTCCTGCGGCTGTCGCTGAACATCAGAGAGAAGGCATCGACCCGCTGGATCGATGTCCGTTCCTGGGACCGCGTGGCGGGCATGGTCGACGAGGGCGCCCTGAAGGGCCGCCGGGCATGGGGTGGGCTCGACCTGTCGGCGGTGTCCGACCTGAGCGCGTGGGTTCTGGCTGTGGAGTCGAAGCAGCCGAATGTTGAGGTTGAGTTGGTGTCCCGGTTCTGGCTGCCGTCGGAGCGGCTGGAGGATCTGCAACGCCAGTTGCAGGTGCCGTTGGCGCAGTGGGCCCGCGAGGGCTTCCTGAAGCTGACCGAGGGCGACGCGATCGACTACGACACGATTGAGAAGCAGGTCCTCGCGGACTGCAAGCACCTCGATGTGCAGTGGATCGGCTACGACCGCATGTTCGCCGGCCAGCTCGTACAGAACGTCGACCGCGACACCAAGAGGGGCGTCAAGGTCACGCCGATCGCGCAGACCTTCCTCGGGCTCGGCCCGGCTTCGAAGGAGTTGGACCGGTTGCTGCTGGAACGGAGATTCCTGCACGGCGGGCATCCGGTCCTGCGCTGGATGTCCGGGTGTGTGGAGACGATCGCGGACGGCAACGACAACTATCGGCCGATGAAGCCGGACAGGAAGAAGTCGCAGGCGCGGATCGACGGGATTGCGGCGACGGTGATGGGCCTGGACGGATACCTGCGGCGGCCGAAGGCGAAGAGCCGGGTGGCGGTCGGATTCTGACGAGGGGGTGCTCGTGGCCTCCTTGCAGAAGCTTCAGCCGGGCGAGCCGTTGTGGTGGGTGGAGCGGATGTGGAAGGAGCTGGCGGAGCGCCGGCGCTACGCCGACCTCATGCGCCAGTACTACTCGGGTAACCACCCGCTGCCGATGATTCCGGAGAAGGCGCGGTCGGGCTTCCAGCGGCTCCTGAAGCAGTCCCGGTCGAACTATGTGGGCCTGGTCGTGGACGCCACGGCTGAGCGCCTCCAGATCGACGGGTTCCGCCTCGGTCAGACGAAGGTCGGCGACCCGGAGCTGTGGCGCATCTGGCAGGCGAACAGCATGGATGCCGATTCTGATCTTCAGCTCACGGAGGCTGTGAAGGTCGGCAGGTCGTTTGCGCTGGTGGCGCCGAACCCGGACGACGACGCGACTCCGCTGATCACGGCGGAGGATGCGACTCAGGCCATCGTGGCCTACGAGTCGGGCAGCCGCCGTAAGCGCCGGGCCGGGCTGAAGACGTTTGTCGACGACTGGACTGGAGATATCTGGACGACGCTGTTCGTCGACGGAATGATCTTCAAGTATCGGGCGCCGGAGCCGCGGGTCGGCACTACGGGGTCGCCGAGGTGGGTGCGGCGTGAAGTCCAGGGCGAGGACTGGCCGGCGCGGAATCCGCTTGAGGCGGTACCGCTGGTGGAGATTCCGAACCGGCCGGACCTGCTGGGTGAGGCCCACTCGGAGATCGAGGACGTTCTCAACGATCAGGACCGGATCAACAAGACGCTGATCGACCGCATGATGGCGCAGGAGTTCTCGGCGTTCCGGCAGCGGTGGATGACCGGCTACGAGGTTCCGGTCGATGACAACGGGCAGCCGATCGAGCCGTTCAAGGCGGCGGTGGACCGGCTGTGGGTGATCGAGGACGAGAACGTCAAGATCGGCGAGTTCCAGGCGACTGACCTGCGGCCGTACCTGGATTCGGTCGAGTCGGATGTCCAGCACATGGCCGCGCGTACGCGGACGCCCGCACAGTACCTGCTGGGCAAGTTGTCCAACGTCAACGGCGAGACGTTGAAGGCGACCGAGTCCGGCCTGGTGGCGAAGGTGCGGCAGCGGCAGCGTTCCCTCGGTGAGGGGGAGGAAGAAGTGGCGCGGCTGGCGCTGCGGGCCACCGGGGACGATCGGGACCTTTCGGCGCTCGAGGTGATCTGGCACAACCCGGAGTTCCGTACCGAGGGTGAACTCGTCGATGCGCTGGTGAAGATGTCGACGCTCGGGGTGCCGCGGGAAGCGCTGTGGGAACGCTGGGGCGCTTCACAGACGGAGATCGCCCAATGGCGCGAACAGGCCGACCAGCAGGCCGCCAGGATTCTCGGCGGGGACCCGGCAAGCCTCTTCGGGCCGAAGCCGGACGTGACAGGGATCGGCGATGTCGACGCCGACTGACCTCGGGCGCACCCGCTACGAGCAGGTCACGTCCACGATCCGGGCGATCATCGACCGGATTCAGCGGATCTGGGGCGGACTGTCGGCGGCGTCCATCGAGGACGACCTGACCGGAGAGGCCGGCGCGGTCATCGTGTCCGCTGTCGCCGAGGGCCAGCTCGGCGTGGCGGATGCCGCGCAGGCGTACATTGCCGCGCAGATGGTGGCGCAGGGCGGCTCCGCGTTCGCGGAGGCGGCGCTGGTTTCGGCGGCGTTCGCGGGGGTCGCCCCGGACGGAGGCCCGCTGGAGACGCTGCTGTTCCTGCCCGCGATCGGTGTACGGCGCCGCCTGGCGGTCGGTATGTCGCCGGAGGAGGCGATGGCGGGCGGCCTGGCCGACATGGCCATGTATGCCTCGACGGCGATCGCCGATGCGGGCCGCTCGTCGGACCAGGTGGCGATGGCCGCGCATCCGAACTGCGTGGCCTACGTGCGGGTGGTGCAACTGCCTGCGTGCGCCCGCTGCATCGTCCTCTCGGGGCAGATGTACACGCGGTCGGAGGGGTTCCTGCGGCATCCGAACTGCGACTGTCAGACGCTGCCGTTGCGGGAGCACGAGTGGCCCGACGTGCCGACTCCGCAGCAGATGTTCGAGCAGCTGTCGGCGCGCGAGCAGCGGCGGACGTTCACGGTTGCGGGCGCGCAGGCGATCAGGTCGGGCGCGGACGTCGGGCAGATCGTCAACGCCCGCCGCGGGATGTCTCAGCCCGGGGCCCCGACCACCACTGAGGGCATCACCCGGCGCGGCGTGTACGGGCGGCGTGTTCGGCGCGCTGGCGGCGAGTTCGTCCGCTATCCGGGCCAGCGGTACAGCCAGGCGGTCGGGCCGCGCCTGACCCCGGAGGCGATCTTCGCGCAGGCGCCTGGGCGGCGGGGGCAGCTCAAGCTGTTGCGCCGGTATGGCTACATCGTCTAGCCGATCAAGTGTCCCTGCCGCGAGGGCGGGGTGATGGGAAGGAGTCGGCCGCGATGGCTGACGACAGCACGGGCACGACCGACGTCACCGACGGCACGGGGTCCGCGACGGACACCGGGCACGACGACGTCGCCGCAGGGCTCGGCGAGGCCGGACAGAAGGCGCTCGCCGCCGAGCGGAAGCGGGCGGCCACTGCGGAGCGGGCGGCGAAGGCCCAGCAGAAGCAGGTCGACGACCTCACCGCACAGCTCCGGCAGTACGAGGACGCGAAGAAGACCGACCTCGACAAGCTGACCGACCGGGCGACCGCCGCGGAGACGACGGCCGCGAGCGCGACGGCGAAGCTGCTGCGCTACGAGATCGCCGCGAGGAAGAAGCTCCCCGCCGAGTGGGCGGCCCGCCTCCAGGGCGCCACCGCCGAGGAGCTGGAGGCGGACGCGGACCAGTTGCTGGAGGCGCTCGGCACCCAGCAGCAGCGGAGCGCCCCGAACTACGACGGCGGTGTGCGTAAGTCGGCTGCCGCCCCGACCGACATGAACGCCCTGATCCGCCGCCAGGCGGGGCTGGGCTGACCCACTTCCCGGCGCGGCTCGTCCCGGCCGGATCTATCCGAAACGGAGGCACTGAGCCGTGCCGTACAACAACATCGTGTCGCGCACCGACGCGGCAGCCCTCATCCCCGAGGAAGTCTCGAACGAGATGCTCGGGAAGGCGATCGAGCAGTCCGCGACGCTGAGCCTGTTCCGTCGGGTCCCGGTGGGGCGAGGACAGGTCCGCTTCCCGGTCCTGTCCGCCCTGCCCACCGCCTACTTCGTCACGGGTGACACCGGGCTGAAGCAGACGACCGAGGTCAACTGGACGAACAAGTTCCTCAACATCGAGGAGATCGCGGCGATCATGCCGGTCCCGGACAATGTCCTGGCCGACGTCGACGCCAACGTCTGGGACGAGGCGTCCCCCCTGATCACCGAGGCGTTCGGGCGCTGCCTCGACGCGGCCGTGTTCTTCGGCACCAACGCCCCCGCCAGTTGGCCGACCAACATCGCCGCCGCGGCGACCGCTGCCGGTAACGCGGTGACCGCAAACTCGGCAGCGGCGGCGGGCGCCTTCTTCGGCGACATCGACAACGGCTACGAGAAGGTCGAGGCCGACGGCTTCGAGGTGACCGGCTTCGTCGGCGCGACATCGGTGAAGTCGAAGCTGCGCAGGTCGCGTGACTCGCAGGGCAAGAAGCTTGACGAGTCCCGCGTCAACGGCGCCCTGACGCTGGTCGACGGCTACCCGATCATCTACCCGATGCGCGGCCTGTTCCCGACTGCCAGCGGTTCGCCGCAGCTGTTCATGGGCGACTGGTCCCAGTACGTCGTCGGGGTGCGGTCGGACATTTCGATGAAGATCCTCGACCAGGCCGTCATCCAGGACAACACGGGCGCGATCATCTACAACCTGGCCCAGCAGGACATGACCGCGATCCGGCTGACGTTCCGGGTGGGCTGGCAGGTCGCGAACACCATCAACAACGACCAGCCGACCGAGGCCAGCCGCTACCCGGTGGCCCGCCTCGACCTGCCGTAAGGAGGGGTGATTCATGGTTGCAGGGCGCACGAACGAACCGCGCACGATCGCTGTCACCACGAACTCCACCACCGCCCTCACCGCGGCGGCGGGCACCTTCCAGGAGGAGGACGCCGGCCGGACCATCACCGGCACCGGCATCCAGGCGGGATCGACGATCGCGTCGGTCACGTCGGACACGGCCGCCACGCTGTCGGCCGCGGCCACCGCGTCGGGGTCGCCGTCGGTGACGCTCGGGCGGGCCTTGCCGCAGGCGTACGGGTTCACCGGCTGGTCGCCAGAGACCGACGCGGAGTCCGAGACGTACACCGTGGCCGCAGTGAACGCCGGTACGGCCACGCCGGACCGGATCACGAACACGTTCACGCGGGCAGAGCAGAGGGCGAGGGGCTGACATGGCGACCGCACGCAAGACGGCGGCGAAGAAGCCCGAGCTGGTCGAGGGCGAACAGCCCGACGAAGTGCCGGCGTTTGTCGACGAGGTGCACGAGCGGGGCGGCTGGGCGGTCGGCTACGTGGGCGACCGCGTCGACGACGCGGATGACGACACGTACACCGTCACCGGAGTCCTGAAGGCGGCGCAGGTCGATACGGGCGACGAATAGTGGGGGAGGTTGCCGTGGCTGTGCTTCCTTCGCTGGTGACGGTGACCGACCTCGCCGCGCTGCTCGGCCGCACGTTCACGCCGGAGCAGGAGTTGCAGGCGCAGGCTCTGCTGGATCAGGCGTCCAGCATCGTCCGCGCCTACGTCCGCCAGGACATCACCCGGGCCACCACGACCGACACGTTCATGATGCGGCGCGTCGATCCCCTGCGGTACGGGTGCGCGGGCGCGGTAACGCTGCCGCAGCGCCCCGTCGAGGAGGTCGCTGCGGTCGCGGTCGACGGCGTGGCGACGCTGGACTGGTGGCAGGACGGCGCCGATCTGCTGATGCGGTCCTGGGCGTGGAACCGGCCTCCTGCGGCGCACCGTCCGCCGCAGGTCACGGTCACCTACACGCATGGGTGGGACCCGGTCCCCGGGGACATCCAGGCGATCGTGATGCAGGCCGCGAACCGGGTGATCGTCAACCCGTCCGGGGTCCGCTCGGAGACGGTGGGCGGCGAGTCCGTCACCTACCTGATCCCGGCGGCCGGCGAGTACCTGGGCGTGCTGCTGTCCCGCACGGAGCAGCGGGTCCTGGACCGGTACCGGCGGACGGCCGGGTCGGTGCGGCTCGGGGGCGGCTGATGTTCTACCTCCAGGACATCGTGATCGTCAGGGCAGGAACGGCCGTGGACGACTACGGCAACGAAAAGCCGGACTGGGGTGCCGCCGCGGCCCGTACGCAGGTGTCCGGGGTGAACGTCCAGCCCAATGGCGGTTCCGTTGAGGACACCGACGACAAGCAGGTCACAGTGACGGGCTGGCGGCTGTACACGCCCCGCGGAATGGACCTCGACCTGCGGGAGACCGACCGGGTCGAAGCGTGGAGTACGACGATGCAGGTCACCGGGAAGGTTGCCCGCTGGCCCGCCCCTGGCGGCGGCGTGCACCACATCGAGGCGGACCTGCGGGAGGTGGCCTGATGGTCAGCGGATCGTTCCGGTACGTGCCGAACCCGAACTTGTTCCGGGAGTTGGCGCGCTCGCCTGCTGTGCGGGACATGCTGATGCGTCCGGCGGAACGCGGTGCGGCCGTTGCTCAGGCGATCGCCCCGAAGTACACCGGGCCGACCTACAGTCCGGCGGTTCAGCGGCACGGCGAGTATGCGGCCAGTGTGTATTCGGCGGCGACTCTCCGGCCGAACGGCTGGCGGGCCGAGTTCGGGGCGACCGCCCCGTGGACGCTCCAAGTGGAATTCGGCTCGGGCCGCATCGAGGCGCGCAGGCGTGACAGCCGGGGGCGTTTCCGGTCCGTCCGAGGACGCCCGCAGGGCGGCCACTCACCGAAGACGCGCACGCTCGGGCGTGCCCTGGACACCCTGAGGAGCACATGATGCGCATCAAGCTGGCTGCCTGGTACGGCGACAAGGCCCCTGGTGACGTCATCGACGGCGACGAGGCGACCGTGAAGGCACTGCGCCGCGACGGCCTGGTCGCCGAGATCCTCGGGGCCGAAGAGTCCTCGGTTCCCGAGCCCGTCGACGACATTGCCGAGGCGGAGATCGTCGCGCCCGAGACGGGTCGCAGGAAGCGGTGAGCACCCCGCCCCTGTCGGCAATGCCCGACATCGAGCGGGTGGTCGTCGCCTACCTGCGGGATGTACTGCCACCCGGCACGTCCGTGGGCACGGAATGGCCTCCCGGACTGGAGTCCAAGATGGCCGCCGGGGTTGTGTCGGCGACCTTGGGGGGCGGAGGGTCGCGGCTGAGGGCCGTGACTGCTGACCGCACCATCGACATCGACGTCTTCGCCGCGACGAAGAAGGATGCGCGCGACCTTGCCGCAGCGGTGTCGGCCCGGCTGATCGCCGCGCAGGGCACGGTGCAGCCCGGCGCCCGCATCTACGGCGTCGAGGAGACGTCGCTGATCTGGCTGCCCTACCAGCCGTCCACCGAAACGGACACCATCCCGCGCTACGTCCTCGTGATGAGCATGGTCGTCCGCCCCGCGTAGCTCACCCAACCCGCACCCCTTTGATCACTTTCACCCGTCGGCTTTCTGCCGTGCGGGTCCTCGCTGTGCCTGGAGGCAACCCGATGGCGAACGACGCCGACAACGTGCGAGTGGGCCTCAACGGCTCCGTATACATCGCCCCGAAGGGGACGACCGCTCCGACCGATCTGGACGCCGCTTGGGGGGCGGGGTGGGTGGATCTCGGCTACCTGTCGGACGACGGGGTGGAGATGTCGTACAGCACGGAGACCGAGGACATCAACGCCTGGCAGTCCCTGAGCCCGGTGCGGAAGGTGCTGACCGGGGTCGACATGACGCTGGCGTTCACCGCGATCGAGTTGAAGACGTCCACAGTCACGCTGTATTTCCCGAGCGCGACGATGTCGGACGTCTCCGGCACCGTCCACAAGCTGAGCATCCCGGCCGCGCCGGACCCCGACGAGCGCGCGTTCGGCCTGGAGTGGGTCGACGGCACGATCAAGAACCGGTTGGTCATCGCGCGCGGTGAAGTCACGGACCGGGAGGCCATCACGCTGGCTCGCTCGGGTGCGGTCGGTCTTGGCATGACCGTGTCCGCGTACGCCGACAGCGCGCCGGAGATCGCGGTGTGGCTGTCCAACGACCCGGCGTGGTCGGCGGCGTAACCCTCAACTCCCCGGCAGGTGTGCGATGCGGGTCGCGCCTGCCGGGGTCCTAACCCGCTACACCTGCAAGGAGAAGCAATGCCCAGCAAGACCGTGGGGACCGAGGTCGTCGACCTCAACAGCCTCGCTCAGCAGCGACGGGACGCCCTGCCGCAGCCGACCACGTACAACCTCTTCGGTGTCGAGTTCACGCTCCCGCCGATCAAGGCGCTGCCGTTCGAACTTCAGGAGCGGGTCGGCGACCTCGACAACACCGTCGAGGTCCTCAAGGACCTCCTGGGCCGGGACAAGGTGCGCGAGATGTATGCGGCCGGATACACCTTCGGCGACCTGGAGTTGATCGCGGGCGAGTGGCAGAAGCGGTCGGGGGTCGAGCCGGGGGAATCTTCGGCCTCCGCCGATTCCTGACGGAGTACGGGGAGGCCGTCGAGTGGGACGTGGCCCACTACTGGCCGGGCCGCTCCCTCCTGGAGCTGTACCGGGGGGAGATGTCGTGGCGTGAGCTGCGCGTCTTCCTCCGCTATCTGCCGCACGACTCGGCGACCGCGCGTGCGGTGCGCGGGGTCACGCCGGAGGAAGAGACCTGGACGCTCGACCGGCAGCTCCTCGCGAGTGCCGTCGACGCGATCCGGGAGAACACCTTCATGGCGGTCAAGCTGGGCGGCGACCCGAAGAAGACGGGCCGCTTGAAACCGCCGCGGCCGATCCCGCGCCCCGGTGTCGAGGAACCGCAGAAGGCAAACGTGATCCGGTTCGGCGGCCGTCACGGCTCCGGAGCGAAACAACTGGCAGGTCTGTTCGGGAGGCCCGCCGCGAACCAGTAGGTGGGGGTGCGCGGTGGCCGGTCCCGGTGGCGTCCTCGTCGGACGCGGATACGTGTCGATCCGGCCCGAGTTCGAGGGCAACTGGTCCCGCTCCGTCAACGCCCGCGCCTCCAGCGCGGGCAGCGCCGGCGCTGGCGCCTTCAGTAAGGCGTTCGGGGTCGGCCTCAAGGGGATCGGCGCGCTCGCGGGCGTAGCTATCGCGGCGAACCTCAACGCCACCGCCGCCGGTGCGGCCGTCCTGGCGCCCGCACTGACGACCGCCGCTGCCGCCGCGGGCGCGCTCAAGCTGGGTCTGTCCGGTGTCGGTGACGCGTTCAAGGCGGCGTTCGCCGACGGTGGTGCGGACGCGAAGGCGGCGGCCTCGGCGACGAAGGCCGTCGAGGGTGCTCAGCGCGGGCTGGCGAACGCCCAGCGGGCGCTCGCGCAGGCACGCGTGGACGCGGCCAAGCGCGTCCAGGACGCGCAGCGTGGCGTCCTGGACGCCGAGCGGGACTTGGCGGACGCCCAGCGGGATGCCCGTGATGTGCAGGCGGACCTCAACTCCGCACGCGTGGAGGCGATGCGGGCGCTGGAGGACATGAACCTGCGCCTGGAGCAGTCGCAGCTGGACGAGCGCGACGCCGTCCTGCGACTGACCGAGGCACAGAAAGACCTCACCACCGCGCAGGCGAACCCCGGCACGACGCCGGAACAACTGGCGAAGATCCAGCTCGCCTACGACAAGGCCGCACTGAACCTGCGAGAGCAGCGCAGCGAGACGAAGCGGCTGACCGACGACACCAAGGCCGCGAACAAGGCCGGCGTCGAGGGAAGTGCCCAAGTCGTCGCGGCGAAGAAGAAGATCTCCGACGCGAACGAGACGGTCGCCGACAAGGAGCGCGCGCTCTCGGACGCCCAGCGGGGCGTGGCTGAGGCGCGCGCGGATGGCGCCCGGCAGGTCGCCGACGCACAGCGGGCCGTCGCGGACGCTGCGGCGGCCGTCGCGGATGCGCAGGCGGCTGCGGCGGCACAGACATCGCAGCTCGACGAGGCGATGTCCAAGCTGGCGCCGAACGCGCGGAGTTTCGTCTCCGCGATTCAAGGGCTCGCGCCGGCTTGGACGGACATGCGCCTGTCGGTGCAGAACGCCCTCTTCCAGGGCCTGGACGCCACGGTCACGCAGCTCGGCCGTACGACGATCCCGATCCTGAAGCGGCAGCTGACCGGCACCGCAAGCGTCTGGAACGACATCGCGAAGAGCGCGGCGTCCGGCATCCAGGAGATGGCCAAGTCAGGACTCCTCGACAAGATCCTTTCGGGTGCGACGACGAACCTCGCGGCGTTCAAGGACACCCCGAAGCAGATCCTCACCGCGTTCGGCCAGCTCTCGGTCGCCGCGCAGCCTGCGTTCAACCGGCTCCTGACCCAGTTCACCGGGGCGATCAAGTCGTTCACCGACGGCATCGCCAAGAGCTTCGAGTCGGGCGGTCTTCAGCAGGCCATCGACACCGCGTTCCAGATCCTGTCCGGATTCGGAACCCTCCTCGGCAACGTCCTCGGCGTCGTCTCACAGATCTTCAAGGCCGCCGCCGACGCGGGCGGCCAGATCGTCGGCGTGCTCGGAACCGTCTTCGGCGAGATCAAGAAGATCCTCGCGGCGCCCGCCATGCAGGCCACGCTGAGGCAGCTGTTCACGTCGATCGCGCAGATCGTCGGCGCGCTCGTGCCTGTCATCGGCAGCATCGTGCAGGCGATCGTGCCGCTCATCGCGGCGCTTGCCCAGCCGATCACCGAACTCGCCGTCGTCCTCGGCCCGGTCCTGACCCAGCTCGTCTCCGTGCTGGGCGCCGCCCTGATGCCGGTCATCAAGGCGCTCATGCCGGTCCTGGTGCAGGTGGGCACAGCGATCGTGGAGATCGTCCGCGCGGTCATGCCCCTGCTTCAGCCGATCGCCGACCTGATCGCCGGGGTCATTCTCGCGCTCGCGCCCGCACTGACACCGATCATCGCGGTCATCCAGCAGATCGTCGCCGTACTCATTGGCCCGCTCTCCCGGATCGTCAAGGCACTCACGCCGGTCCTGGTGCAGGTCGGCGGAATCATTGCCCAGGTGTTCCAGGCGCTGGAGCCGTTTCTAGCGCCGCTGGTCAGCCTGCTCGGGCAGGTCGCCGAACTCGTTGCGAAGGTGTTCGCGGCCGCGCTGGGGCAGCTCATGACCGCGCTCAAGCCGCTCCTGCCGATCGGCATGCGCCTGATCAACGAGGTGTTCGGCGCGCTCACGCCGATCCTGCCCGTGCTGAGCGATGCCATCAGCGTGATCGTGGATGCGTTCCTGTCGATGGTCGGCCCCCTCGGGCAGGCGTACTCCGGCCTGGCCCAGAAGCTCCTGCCGGTCGTGACGAAGCTCCTGCCGGTCATCGGGGACCTGGCGGGCATCTTCGTGGACGCCCTCGCGGACGTGCTGCCAGTGCTGGCCGACGCGTTCCTGAAGCTAGTGGCTGCGGTCGTGCCGATTCTGCCGATGCTCGGCGATCTCCTCGGGCTGGCTCTGTCGGTGTCGGTCGGGCTGATTGTGCAGTTGCTGCCGTCGCTGGTCGACCTCATCAAGGCGGTTGTGGACCTGGCGGTCGCTCTGGTGCCGATTCTGCCTCCGCTCGCCGAACTGATCGGCCTGGTGGTGGAGCTTGCGGTCCGTGTCCTGAACTGGCTGCTGCCGCCGCTGTTGAGCCTGGCGAAGTTCCTGATCGGCGGAGTGGCCAAGGCTCTTTCGACGGTGATCGGCTGGGTGACCGGCCTCGTCAAGGTGGCCTCCGGCCTGATCGGCTGGGTGGCACGCCTGGGTTCGGCGTTCACTGGACTGCGGGACAAGTCCATCTCGGCGTGGAACGGGATCAAGAACGGCATCGGGAGCGCCTGGGCGTGGATCAGGCAGAACGTCCTGTCGCCGATCGGTACGTTCTTCACCAAGACGATTCCGGGCTGGGCGGCCACCCTGAAGAACAAGATGGTCGGCGCGTTCGACGCCGCGCGGGCAGGCATCAAGACCGCCTGGGACAAGATCAAGGGAATCGCCCGGGAGCCCATCCAGTACGTCGTCGACATCGTCTACAACAGGGGCATCGTCGGCGTCTGGAACAAGATCGCGGGCGCGTTCGGCGCGCCCAAGCTGGCCACCTACAAGTTCGCCCGGGGCGGCATCCTTCCTGGCTACACGCCGGGCCGCGATCCGCACCGGTTCTACTCGCCCACGGGCGGGGCGCTGGAGATGTCCGGCGGTGAGGCCATCATGCGGCCGGAGTTCACCCGCGGCGTGGGTGCCGGTTTCGTCGGCTACTTCAACCGGCTCGCGAAGAGCCGCGGCGCGGCCGGGGTCCGGGCGGCTCTGGCGCCGGTCCTCGGCGGGAACCCGGACACGCCGGTCGACCGCTCCCTGCGTTACGCCGACGGCGGGGTGGCGCAGCGCTTCGCGGATGGCGGGATTTTCGGCTGGATCAAGAACGCCGGGTCGGCCGTGCTGGGTGCGGGATCGGCGGCGTGGAACAAGGTCAAGGAGGGCGCAAGCTGGCTGACCGACCTGCTGGAGTCGTCCGCGCGCGCGGGCGTGACGCACGTCGTCGACCCGCTCCTGCGGTCGTTCCCCGGCATGTCCACGGGGTTCGGCCAGATGCTGCGCCGCATTCCGTCCAGGATGATCGACGCCCTGTTCGGCTACAGCAAGGAGGCCGACAAGCAGGGCGGCGGCGGCCTCGGCGGCCCGAAGATCCAGGCGGCGCTTCGGTGGGCGAAAACCCAGAATGGGTTGCCGTACCAGTGGGGCGGCAACGGCAACCCCAGCTGGGACTGCTCCGGCCTGATGTCGGCGATCGAGTCCGTCCTCCGCGGGGAGAAGCCGCATCGCCGCTGGTCGACGCACGCGTTCTCCGGGAAAACAGCGCCCCCCGGCTGGGTGTACCACGGCAACAGCCCGTTCCGCGTTGGAATCACCGCGGCCGGCGTCGGGCACACGGCGGGCACGCTCGGCGGCACGAAGGTCGAGTCGCGCGGTGGTGACGGTGTGGCCGTCGGCAACAGGGCCCGCGGCTACAACGACAAGTTGTTCACCTCGTGGTACGGCTTCAAGCCGGGGTCGTATGACTCGGGCGGCTACCTCCAGCCCGGGTTCAACCTCGCCTACAACGGCACGGGCAGGCCGGAGCCGGTGTTCACGACGGCGCAGGCCAACGCGCTCACCTCGCTCGCGGCGCAGGCCCAGACCGGTCCGGCGCAGTTCGAGGGCGACCTGTACCTCGACTCGGGCGAACTCCTCGGCGTGGTCCGGGGCGTGATGGATCAGCGGGACCGCCAGCTCGTATCGACCCTGCGCGCCGGCCGGAAGGGGTGAGTCATGCCGATCCCCGGGAACTTCCTGTCGGAGACGACGAGCACGGTCGATCCGAACACGTCGGGCTGGGCGGTCAAGACCAACTGCACGCTCAGCCGCGGTACGGGCGGCACGGTCACTGACGGCTGCCTGCTGATGAAGTCGGTGGCCAGCGGTGAGATGCAGTGTCGGACGGTGGCATCGTATCCGGTGATCCAGGGCACCGAGTACGTCACCTTCGCGGACGCATCGAGCGGCACGGTGCCGGAGCGGATCGGTATCCGCTGGCTGAACGCGTCGTCCACGGAGATCAGTATCACGTGGTCTTTGTCGACGGCGACGGCGACGGCGGCGTGGCATCGGATCGGGGTGGCGGACTGGGCTCCGGACGGTGCGACGCAGGCGCAGGTCGTGTACTCGTCGACCCCTGCCGCCGGCGGGGTCAACTCGTTCCTCGACAACATCTACTTCGGGCTGCCACAGAGGACCGTGGGCAACCTCCTCAGCGCGAATGCGGAGACCAGCGAGCGGGCGTCGGGCTGGGAGTACGTGGCGGTAACGAACTGCACGGTCTCCCGGACGGTCCCGGCGGTGAGTTGGTCGGCTACGAACTACTCGGCTGGCGGTCACGTCGCGACGATGACCGTGACGGCGAACGGTGCGGCGGAGTTCCGCAGCACGGACTGGCCGACGGTGACGCCGGGGCAGCAGTATCTGGGGTACGCCTACCTCAACCCGCCCGCGAGCGGGAGCGCGGCGTGGATCGAGCTGAGGTTCTACAACTCCAGCTTCGCGCAGATCCAGGCAACGCGGTCGGTGCTCACCGCGCCGGGTACGGGCTGGTACCGGCAACGCGTCTCGGACTATGCCCCGGCGGGCGCGGTGTACGCGACGGTTGCTTTCGGCCTCAGTGCGGCGACGGCTGGGCAGGTGCTGCGGACGGACGCGGCGGGGATCATCGCCAATCCGCAGGTGTACGCGTCCGTCGCGTCCGTGCTGCCGTTCAGGGACGCGTCGTTCGAGGCGACCGCCAGCGGGTGGACGGTCGTCTCCGGGGTGGCGACGCTGGCCCGACTGGAGCCGTGGGGCACGGACGCCCTGGACGGCTCGTACTGCATGGCCGTGTCGTCGGCGACCGCCACGACCAGCGTCATCCGCACCGGGCGCTGCCCTGTGGGGGCGGCCGCGGGGCAGGCGTGGACGGTGCAGACCGGGGCCAAGGTCGCGTCGGGTGGCTGGACGATCAGCCGGGCGATCCGCTGGTACGACGCCGCGAACGTGGACCTCGGGGCGACGGCGTCGGTGGCGGCTGCTGCACCGACGCCAGGGTGGTGGCTGCTGGGGATACAGCATATTGCCCCGGCGGGGGCGACGCAGGCGGCGGTGGAGTACACGCTGACGGCGACCGCGACGTCGTCGGTGCTGCGGATGGACCGGGTGGGGTTGTGGCAGGCGGTACCGCTGGCGGAGGCCACGGTCACCGCGGCCACGGCGTCGGTGACGGTGACGTTGCGGGAGCTGACGTCGGGGACGATCACGGTGTGGCGGGTCACCCCGGATGGGGCCCGGACGCTGGTGCGCGGCGTGTCGGGCCTGCTGGACGGGGTCGTGCAGGCGGCGGACACGCTTGTCATCGAGGACTATGAGGCGCCGCTGGCGACGCCGGTGACGTACTACGCGGAGGTCCGGTCGGGCGGCACGGTCACGCAGACCCGGCAGGTCGGCCCCCGCACGATCCCCCATGATGATCCGAATGTGGCGTGGCTGAAGGACCCTGGGAACCCGCAGCGGAACATGCTGGTGATGGTGCATCGGGCGCCGGACTGGCAGCGGGAGATCGGGCAGGCTGAGTATCGGGTCCGGGGTCGCCGGAACTCGGTGATCCACTCCGATGTCCGGGGTGGCCTGGCCGGAGACCTGACTGTGTGGACGCGGTCGGACTCCGAGCGGGCCGCGCTCCACTGGCTCCTCGACAGCGGCAACGTCCTGCTGTGGCAGGCCGTCCCGGGGATGGGCGTCGACGACACCTATGTCAGCGTCGGCGCCATCACCGAGGGCCGGGTGAGCCCGGTGGCGACCGAGGTGTGGCGGGAGTGGACGCTCCCCCTCAAACAGGCGGACATGCCGGTGACGGTCGGGGTCGCGTCGTCGGCGGGCCGGACGTGGCAGGACATCCTCACCGAGTACGCCACCTGGAACGACGTCCTCGTCGCCTTCGCCACCTGGGAAAAGGTCCTCCTCAACCAGCCGAAGTAGGGGAGGTCGCGGTGTACTCGGTATCCGCCCGCTTCCTCCAGGCCATCGTCGAATCACACACCCCGATCACTGAGGTCGCGCTCTTCCGGACAGACGGCAGCGTGGAGCGTCTCGCCCATACGGGCGGGTCGGTGTCGGTGGATCGGGGGTCGGCGTGCAGGCGGACGTGCACGGTGACGCTCGCGGACGCTGGGCTGATCCCCCGGACCCCGGCCGACAAACTGTCGGTGTACGGGGCCCGGCTGAGGATCTCGCGCGGGGTGCAGTACTCCGATGGCACGCAGGAGCTGGTGCCGCTCGGGGTGTTCCGTGTCGACGAGGTCGGCGGTGATGTCGACGAGGGCCCGGTCACGATCAGCGGCAAGTCGCTGGAGTGCGCAATCGCCGACGACAAGTTCACGGTCCCGTATCGGGCCAGCGGGACGGCGGTCGGCGCGATCACGGCGCTCATCCAGCGGTCCATCCCGGACGCCATCGTCATCAACGTGGCGACGGATGCGGCGATCGGCCCGCGGACATGGGACGTCGAGGCCGATCCGTGGGCGGCGGTGATCGAGCTGGCGGCGGCGATCGGCGCCACCGCCTACTGCGACCCGGACGGCGTGTTCACCGTCGCTGAGCTGCCCGACCTGGCGACGGCGACCCCGGTGTGGACGATCGCCGCGGGGGAGGGCGGGGCGTACGTGTCCGCCTCCCGCGGGATGACCGCCGACAAGGTCTACAACGCGGTGATGGCGCGCGGCGAGAACACGGAGGCCAACATCGCCCCGGTGTCAGTGCTGGTCGTCGACAACGACTCAGGCAGCCCGACCTACTGGAGCGGGCCGTTCGGGCGGCGTCCCCTCTTCTACTCCTCGTCCGTGCTGACGACGACGGCCGCGTGCACGGCGGCGGCCACCCTGCTGCTCCGATCTGCGACCGCCCCCAACGCCTCCGCCGACATCAGCAGCCTGCCGAACCCTGCGCTGGAGGTGGGGGACGTGCTGCGGGTCGTTTACCCGGACGGCTCCAAGGAGCTGCATCAGATCGCCAGCTTCAGCGTGCCGCTCGATGTCGGCGGGACCTTCACGATCCAGACCATTTCGGCGAAGGAGGGGGCGTGAGCAATTCGTCGATCATCGCCCTCGCCGATGCTCTCCAGCAGCAGGCCGTGGATGCGGGCGCCGACGCCCCGGCGGTGCGTGGCGCGAACTGGCAGATGGCCGTCGTCAGCGCGGTCGCGTCGGACGGCACGCTCACGGCGGGCGGAATACCCGGCATCCGCAGGGTGGCCCGGTTCATCGATCCGGTGGTGGGCGACACGATCGTCATCACCCAGTCCGCCACCGGCAACTGGCTCGCCCTCGACAGGCTGGCCACGTCGATCGGGGAGTGGACCGTCCTCCCGCTCGCGTCCGGTTTCAGCGCGGCGGCGGGCTACTACGTTCCGTCGTATCGGATCATCGGCCGCGAGGTCCAACTCCGGGGCAGTGCCACCAAATCCACCACGCTCGTGTCCGGCGATGTGTGGGCGACACTGCCCGTCGGGGCCCGGCCGGGGACGGACATGGACATCGTGATGGGCATGACCCACGGCGTCAACGGGGCCAACTACGGGGCCTGCCGGGGCATCGTCCGCGCCAACGGCACCATCGAATACAGGGGCCCGTCCGTGTCGACGCTGGTGTTCCTGTCTCCCATGAGTTTCTGGATGAGTTGAGAGGTCCGCACCCATGCCAGACAGCTACGGGCAGAGCATTGCGATCCCCGCGCTCACTGAAGCCCCGAATATCGCGGCCGTCGGCGCGGCCATTGACGCCGTGGTCGGCCGCACGGTCCTGCGGTTCGCTTCCGCGTCAGCCCGCGCCGCCAACCTCGCCGCTCCGGTCGAGGGCATGGTGTCGTGGCTCCAGGACGTCGACCGCGCGTACGTGTACGACGGGGCGGCGTGGGTCGAGCTGGCTCGCGCGCTCACGACCCAGTTCGTCGAGGACACCACTAACCGGACCGTGACCAGCACTGGATACGTGAACGGCTCCAGCGCCCTGTCCACCACGATCACAGGCCCCCAGTCCGGCAAAATTGAGGTGGTCGCGTCGGTGCGCTGCGACAACTCCGTCGGCGCCAACACCTTGTCCAGCTTCAACGCCACCGGCTCCGGCACCGGCACCATCTATACGGCCTCCGACGCTCCGGCCATTCAGTGGGCCAACACCGTGTCCGCCGGGCCGTTCGTCGCATCCGCTGTGATCTCCTGCACCCCCGGCGAGACCGTCACCGTGATCCTCCAGCACCGGGTCGCCGCCGCATCGACCGGCAACCTCCGCTACCGCAGCCTCAAGGTGCGCCAGATCTGGATCTGAGAGGGCCCCGTGTCCGAACTCCCCACCGAACGGCCGGTAGAGCCGCGCCCCGACGACCACGCCGGCGACCTCGACACTCTGGTCGACATGGGCGTGATTCCGGCGGGGCCGTCTGAGCCTGAGCCCGTGGCGCCGACCGTGCCGTAACTGCCCCTTGTCCGCCTGACCTGAAAGGAGGCCGGGCGTGCGAATACGTGCTGCTCTGGCCGCACTGCTCCTGACCCTCGCCGCGCTGCTTGGCGCGTCGGCCCCGGCTGCTGCGGATGATCCGCCGCCGGGCCCGGTCCTGATCGAGGGTGTGGACCTGCACGATGTCACGATCAAGCGGTTCGGCGACACGTACTACATGTACGGGTCCCGGTATTCCTGCGGTTTCCAGTGGGGCGTCTCGGGTACGCCGTGGTGCGGCTTCGGGGTGAGTACGGCGTCGTCGCTGGAGGGGCCGTGGTCCGCTCCGACGCTCCTGTTCCCCGTCAATTCGACCGATCCGTCGACGGGTCGCACCTGGGCGCAGACCTGCGGCGGGACCGGCCGGGGCTGTTTCAACCCTCGGTTGATCCAGCGCACGGGCTGGGGCTACGACGACGGGGTGTTCATCCTGTGGTTCAACGCTCCTCGCCACACCGACGACGGGGCCGCGAACGCCTACAACGTGATGGGCTGCAACGGCCCGACCGGCCCGTGCGGCCCGTCGGCGGGCGCCCCGTCCGGCTCCTTCAATAAGCCGGCGCTCGACCGGTGTCCCGGCAACGGGGACTTCGGGATGATCGAGTCGGGGCAGGGTGGCCGTCCGGCGATTGTCTGCACCGAGCCGGGCCGGACCGGGCTGGACATTCAGGAACTCAACTGGTCGGGCAGCGGCGGCAATGCGGGCGTGGGCGTGATCCACGTTGCGGGCGTGACGCTCGCTGAGGGTCCGGGCGGCTGGTGGGATGAGGCGTCGCAGCGTTACGTCCTGACGTACTCGGATCAGGGCTGCGGCTACTGCGCGGGCACCCCGATCGGGTACGCGGTCTCGTCGTCGCTGTACTCGGGCTGGAGTGCGCCGACCAACGTCGGCTGGGGCGCCCCGACATACGGGAGACGCGCGTTCAATGCGAACTCCTGCGGCGGTCAGCCCCGCACCGTGACGGTCCTTGATGGCCGCCCGTACCAGATCATCGACCTGTGGCTCGGCACGCGTAACGAGACGCAGGCGCCGACGTTGGTGACGCCGCTGGACTACACGCCGCGCGCCGGGTCTCCGGGGGACGGCAAGGTCTGGGTGCCGCCGGTCTCCCTCTCCTGCACCTGACCTGCTCCGCCCCTATCTGCCCCGTGCCGGTCTGGCCCGGGGTTTCTTCATGCCCTGAGGAGGGCTCATGCCCGAGTTGTGGATGCCGGGCGCGACCCGGCTGGACATAGGCGATCACGCGCCGACCGACGGCGGCGGCGCAAAGGCGATCGCACACATCACCTGGGATCGCAACGCGAGCGCCGCGAAGCCGCAGGATCTCGTGCCGTACGAGCGGCTGGTCGACTACTTCGGCCGGAACGCCTCCGGGAAGAAGTCGGCTCCGCACATCCTGTGGGACCCCTTCGGTGGCAGGTTCACCCAGTTCCTCCCGGCGAACTCCCGCTCTAAGAGTCTCGCGGACGCGCCGGGCGGTACGCGCACGAACCGCGCGGGCTCGGTCGTGATCCAGATCGAAGCCCTGTTCTTCCCCTACTGCCGGGTCGACGGCAAGGTGTACGCGAAGTTGACGGACACCCCGTGCGCGGGCTGGCCGGAGCTGCTGGCGTGGGTGCGGTCGTGGGGCGTGCCGGACGTGTGGCCGATGGGGCGGCCGACGAGCTTCGCGTCGAACCGGTCGGCATCCACCTGGGCGAAGGCGGGTGGCTGGTATGGCCACAGCCAGGTTCCGGAGAACGGCCACCAGGACCCCGGCTCATGGCCCGCGTTCACGACCGGCGAGGTGAAGCCGACGCCGTCGTTCGAGCCGTTCCCCGGCGCCGCGTTCTTCAAGGTGGGCCGCCGGTCTCCGATCGTCGCGGCGATGCGGAAGCGCCTGGTCGCGGAGGGCTGCAACCGGTACCAGTCGTCCGCCGACCCGGACGTGTGGGGGTCGGGTGACGTCGCCTCGTACGCGGCGTGGCAGCGGCGGCTCGGCTACACGGGGAGTGCCGCCGACGGCGTCCCCGGCGCTACCTCGTGGGCGCGACTCCGCGTCCCCAACGTCTGATCGAAAGGAACGATTCACCATGTCCGAGATCAACTTCCCCGACGTCGACACGGTCGTGAAGACGGCCGGAACCTACGGCAGAGACCTTGCCGAGCGTGTCGTGTGGACGTTCCTCGGCGGGACGACGGCGGTCATCGCGGCGGCCGGTCCGGCCGACATGTTCCACGCCTCGTTCTGGCAGGCAGTCGGGACCGGGGGCCTCGCGGCCGTCGTGTCCCTCGGGAAGGGGCTGGTGGCCCGCTGGAGAGGGGCGACGAACTCGGCGTCGCTCGCGCGAGGCGTCTGATGACGGCGCCCGCCCCGGACCCTGGCGTGTACATCCCCAGCGCCCAGATGTACCAGGAGTTGAGATCCCTGAGCGATGGCGTGACCCGGGTCGAGACCAAACTGGACGGCATCGGCCAGGGGCTCACGGACCTCGGCAAGGACGTCGCTGATCACGAGTCCAGGCTCCGCGCCCTGGAGGCCATGCCTAAGTCCAGCGACGTCGAGCCCCGGGTGACCGCTCTTGAGCGGGCCCGGTGGCCGCTGCCGACGGTGGCCGCGCTGACGGCGGTCGGGGCACTCGCGGCGACCCTGTGGCAGGCGGTCGGCCAGTGACAGACGGATGCGCCCCTCCCGGAGGAGGGGCGCATCCGTCATGTACGGCCGGGTCTACGCGTAGCCCCACGTGGTGTCCTCCGGCGCGTATCCCCATCCGGGGTCTGCCGGGGTGTGTCTCCAGTGGGTGTCGGCCATGTCCCCTCCCTCGATCGGTCGGCAGTACTGCACTACCGGACCGTGATCAATATGCCAGGATTCGGCCGCGTTGACGAGATCTTCGGTCCTCACTCTCCCGCGGTGAACTTCCCATCTCGACGAGGGGCTCCGTGCCGCCCTTTGCCCGGCCGTACGGCGTGCGCGGCGCGCACTTCGTCGGCGTCGTAGAGGGCGTGGGCGCGGCCCTGTGCGTCGATCTGCCGCTCGACGGCGCGCACGCCCCACCGGGACAGGGTGCCGCGTGCGCTCCCCGGCTGGATGCCGAGGTGCGCGGCGACCTCCCGGATGGTCCACAGGCCGTCTGTTCTGGCAGGGTCGGTCACAGGTCCAGGTCCCCGGCCGCCTCGTCGGCGAACTCCTGGACGCGCTGCACGGCGTCGAGGATCTCCTCGTCGTCGGGGTCCTCACCGGTGACGTGATCGATGAGGGTCGTGCGGGTGGCGACGATGCGGGTGGCGTGAACGTAGGCTTCGTCCCGCACGTCCAGCTCCCAGTCGCCGCCCTCGTCGTCGGGCCCCTCCTTGTAGTAGAGGACGGGATGCTCGGCGGGCGAGTCGAAGAGCTGGTGGATGTGGTGGGCGGTGACGGTGACGATGGACATGATCCCCCCTGGGAATCGCGACGTCGGGGTGTTTTCCTGCCTGCGACCCCACTATGCATCACGTGATGCGTAGTGGCAAGGGTATCGACGCCCCCTTGAAGCCGGGTCCGCAATCGGGCATAGTGACCCACAGCCGATGGGCCAAGAAATAGGGCAGCCTGCAACGCAGCGCTACCTTCATCCCCGCGCACGCGGGGTGCAAGACGATATATTCCCGCACACGCGGGGGCTCGACCTGAAACCCCCACCACCTCCGGGCGGTGGGGGTTTCTTCATGCCCGAACGCGAAGCGCCCCCTGTACAGGAGTTCAACCCGTACAGGGGGCGCAACCACGTCTCCCCGCCACCGGAGAGGAGTACCGTCCTGAGTGTCTAGGTCAGAACGGAGCTAAGTATGCCCGACCCTGCACCCTCGCACGCTGGGGAACAACTGAAAGACCTCCGCCTCGGCCGAGGCATGACACAAGAATGCCTCGCCAACAGGGCGAACATCAGCGTCGGAGTGGTGAAGAAACTGGAACGCGGCGGGACCGCCCGCGTCGACACCTACCATCGGCTGGCCCGCGCCCTCGGAGTGGAAACTCAGAACCTGTTCGAAACCGACGGGCCCCACTCCACCACGCGGGCCGACGACGACAACATCGACCTCATGCCGCTCCGACAGGCCATCGCTCCGGCTGTCACCTTCACAGGCCGTATCGACCCGCCCATCCTGAGCGTCGCCGAACCCAACCTTCCGCAGCTTCAACGGACAGCCCGCGCGGTCGGTGTGGCCTACCACAGCGACCGGTACGGGGAGGTCGCCGAACTCCTCCCCACCCTGGTGCAGTCCGCCCACGCCGCAGTCAGCCACTTCGACACCGGCCCCGACCATGCCGCAGCGATCCGCGTCCGGTCCGATGTCCTACAGATGGCAGGCCGCTACCTCACCCAGGTCCGCGCCTACGACCTGGCCCACATCGCACTCAGAGACTCAATCCAAGACGCGGCGAAGATCGAAGACATGGAGGCGGTCGCTGCGGCCGTCTACCAGCAAGGCTGGTTGCTGATGCGGCAGGGGCGCCTAGATGAGGCCGAGAGGGTCAGTGTGGCCACGGCCGACGCGGTCGAGCCGCGTATCTCACGCGCCACGCGTCCGGCCCTCGGAGCCTGGGGAAAGTTGCTGGTGCACGGCAGTGCAGCTGCGGCTCGGAACAATCGGCCGACGGAGGCGCGCGAGATCCTGAGGCTCGGGCGGACTGCTGGTGCCGCGCTGGGGGGTGCTGAAGCAGTTGCGGTTTCCAGCTGGGGGCGGTTCGACTGGCGGACCGTCGCGTTTCAGGGGATCGAGAACCAATTGGTGGCGGAGAAGCCGGACCGGGTCCTACGGCTGTCCGAGAGGATGCCGCAGCCTGTGGACAAGAAGGGGCGCGTGTTCATGCGGCGGCATCTGCTGGACGTGGCGCACGCCCATCTGATGATGCGGCAGCCCGATGAGGCCACCGACATCCTGTACGTGGTGTTCCATGACACCCCGGAGTGGCTGCGCCATCAGCGGATGGCTGCGGATACGTTCCGGGAGGTTCTGAAGAAGGGGAAGCGGCGGCGGTTGTCGGCGAAGCAGAGGGAGCTGGCGTCGTTCTTCGGGGCGCGGTAAGGGGCACGTTTCGTGCACCTTGGCCCTGGTGCGCGAAGTGAACGGCCACGTTCCGCGCCTGTTGGTCGGACACTGCTCTCCGTACGGTCACGAGTGTAAGGCGGATCACCGTGACCGTGGAGGCGTGACATGCCACCCGAGACTGCCCCACCCATCGACGCGCTCACCCTGCTGCACCTGCCGCCCCTCGACGAGCTGGCGCAGGTGCAGGCCCGGGGCGCCGCCTGCGTCTGGTGTGCCACGCGGCTGGACACGGCGACGGCGGTGGACCTCGGCGAGCGCAAGCACAGCCACTACTCGACTTTCCCCCGCGCATGCCGCCCCTGCGTCGGGGACGCTGCGGCCCGGACGCTCCGCGCGCACGCCGGAATGTGCGAGCAGTGCACGGATGACGACAGCCGCTGCGAGACCGCGACCGCCCACCGGCAGCTGATCGAGGAGTACCGGTGACCAGCCCGGTGCGCCGGCACCTCCAGGTCGCGTCGATCCGCGTCGACGCCGCCTACCGCGCGCTCATGGACCACTGCCAGGACTGCCTGCGGTGTCAGGCCGGGACGACCTGCCGAGCCTCGCAGCGCCTGCGGCGCGCCTGGTACGCGGCCCGAGGGGAGCGACCGTGACCACACCCCCGCAGCCCCCCGAGCGTCCGCCGATGACGATCCGGGTGTACACGGTGGACCGCTACGGTACGGTCACCAGCGACCGCGGCACCGTCGTCGTGCCGCACGACCCGGACGCGCGACCTGATCCGCTGGGCACGAGGTACCCGCCGTGCGCCTGCCCGCGCTGTCGCCTCGGAGACACCGGATGACCGCGGGCGCCCCCGGGGCGGACGTTCCGCAGCCCGGCCTGGTCACCATGTGTGCGGCAGCCGCCTGGGTACTCGCGCAGACGACGCTGCCCCCGCGGACCACCCGGCTCATCGGCGACGATCTCGCCGCCTGCCTGGAGCAGCTGCTCCCGTGCATTGAGGAGTTGGCCGCCGGTCGGGACGACATGCCGACGGTCATGGTCACGATCGGGGAGGTGCGCCGCCACCTGGACCTCCCCGTGCAGGCCGGGGGCCCCGGCGAGACGGAGCGCGTCCGCCGAATCGCGGTATCCCTCCTGGCACTCCACGCTCACCACGACACGCTCACCGAGGAGGGAAACCGATGAAGACCCAGACCAGCTCGCCCGAACCGTTCGACCTGTCTGTTTCGGCCCCAGCCGCCACCCCCGTGCCCGGCTGTGACCGGTGCGCCGAGCTGGCCCGTGAACGCGGAGAGGCAAGGCGCGCGCGGGACTACTCGCGGGCGTCGGACTGCGCGGTCGGCATCCGCACCCACGACACCGGCCACCTCGGCACCCCCCTGTAGACCCCCGCTCCCGGCCTGGGTTGGGGCTCTGCCGGGAGCGGGACCAGACGGCCGCCCTATCCGATCCCCCGCGGCGGGCGGCCACGACCCGCCGTCGCGCGTCACTCCCCGTGCGCCGACGGCGGGTCACTCGTCGGCGAGGCGGATCTATGGCCAGAGCCTGTACGGCCGGTTACAGATTCGCACGGGGTGTAAAGGTTTCGTGCATATAGGTGCCCTGGCCAGGGTTCCAATGCGGCCCGACCTGTTGTTGACTGGGATTCGATAGCGCACTCCCAGCCAGGGGGTGCGCTGCCGAGTCAGCCTCGCAGCAGGTCGGCGACCGGCACTCGCAGCGCGTCGGCCAGTAGGAGCAGGTCTGCGTAGCGGGGGTCGGTGACCGCGCGCTCGTATCGCTGGATCGTCCGCCGCTCGACCCCCATGCGGTCGGCGAGCTGGTCCTGTGAGAGGTCTGCGGCTCGCCGGAGGTCGCCGATGTGGCGGCCGAGGGCGATCTGTCTGGCGCGGACCCAGTCGGGTCGGGGGTTACGGCGGACTGGCACCCGGTACACGCTCGAACTGAGGTGATCTTGTGTCAGTACCTAAACTGTCGCTTCCGCCAGCGGCGCCGACCGTGCGGGGCTGGCATATGCCGTAGGTGTCGATGTAGCGTCCACATATCGAACGTATGTTCACTCGAACGGGTGAATCGTGTCACCGGCCTACATCCGTTCAGTGAAGCGGAGGGTCGAACTCCATAGACGTGCCGGGGCCCGGAGATATGGTGCCCCCCTCTCGATGGCGCCCCGGCACAGCAACCCCCGCACTCCAGTCGAGCGCGGGGGTTGCTCGCTTCCTGCGTGACCTGCGCAAACGCCATGATCGTTTGGTCGATATTTGGTCGATCGACCCTCGTGGCGAGACTGCGTTCAGCATGTAGTGAACGTGTAGGCAGAATGGACGAACGGAGTACGAGAGAGGCCCCGGACCCTCCCTGAGCTGGGAGAACCGGGGCCTCTGACCTGATCAACGCTGTGCCCTCGGCAGGATTCGAACCTGCGACACCGGCTTTAGGAGAGCAGCGTTCACATCCGACATACGTCCTGATCGGACCCGGTGCGGTTGCGCTTCGAGTGATCGTTTGGTCGATATTTGGTAGATCAACTCGCGCAGTGCTTCCGGAGGTTCACCCGGCCCCACATAGTGCTCATCCCCAGGTTACCCATGGCCCGCCAGAACGTCTCCTCCAGGCCGTCCAGCCGTTCGGCGCGCATCGAAGGTGTCGGCTTCTGGTAGTGCCGCTTGATGCCCGGCCGCTTATGCCCGGCCGCCTCGAACGCCAGAGGCTCCTTCACCCCGAGCTCCGACTGCATCGTGTCGTGCAGCGCACGCAACGCCCGCATGTCCAGACCCGGCAGGATCGGCTCCCACGCCGCCCGGTACGCCACCCCCTGCCGCTTCTCGCGCGCGTCGCGGCCGTCGGCCGCCGGCCGGAAAATGCGCGACCAGTTCCCACGCCGCCACGGCTGCCCCGACGGGGTGCAGAAAATCCGCGCATGCGGCCAGTCGGCGAGGTGGTGCCGGATCAGTGTCGCAAGGAACGGCGGCACGTCCACGTCCCGGGTTGAGCCGTCGTTCTTCGTAGGCTCCAGGCGGATGGTGTAGCCCTTCTTGCTGCCGTCCTCGTCGCGCTCCTGGTACTCGGCGAACTCCTCTTTGATCCGGATGATCGGGCACACGAACTCGCCCGCGCCCCACGGCTGCCGCCGAATCAGCAGCGTGTTGTCCCGATGCAGCCCGAGGCCCTCGCCCCACCGGGGCCCGAGGAACGCCGTCGTCAGCACCCACATGCCGATGGCCGGCCCGAGCCGCTCCGCCAGGAGGACGGCATCCTCCGGACGTGGGCCGCCGTCCCGCTCGATCTTCGGCGGCTTCATCCACCCCGCGTCGCCCGCCGTCTCCTTCGTACGCCTGCGCCCGAAGAGCGGGTTCACGGTCACGTACCCGGCGTCCACGGCCGCGGTCATGATGGTCGACATCAAGCTCACCGCGTGCCCGCGGCTGACGTCCTCGCAGGGCATCGTCTGCTGCCAGGTGTCGACGTCGAACCACGAGATCTTCCGGAGGGGGACGGCGCCCCATCGGGGCAGGATGTCGTTCTCCAGCCTGTCCCACCGCCTGCTGCCCGTCGCGCCCCGCTTCTTGCGTGACGCCATGAAGGTGCGCGAGAAACTTCCGAACGTCGTGTTGACCTTGTCCGGGTCGATCCACGTCCCCTCCCGGATCGCCCGCTCCTGCGCCTCCCCCCACTCGATGGCCGCCGTCTTCGTAGGGAATCCGGACTCCGACAGCCACTCCAGGGCGTGCCCCTCCGGAGCCTTATACAGGACCCGCCAGGTGAACTGCTTCGTCTCTTTACCGTTGCGCATCTTGTAGCGCTTCGTCGCATGAGCCATGAGGTCTTCCCCCCTCCGCGTTGCCTCGCCGGGGCTACGCCGACCGCCTGATGGAGTAGCTGGCCGGCGAGCGAGCCCACCACGGCGAGCGCTCGGACTGGTGTTGCGTGATGTAGTGGGCGCCGCGCTCGCTGATGAGGTCCGCGCGCACCGTGTAGGCGATGTACTCGGAGTGGTCGTCGACCGCGACGGCGACACCTCCGCCCATCACCTCTTGCCGCTCCATTGTGATGGGAATGCGTGGCCCAAGTGGTACGCCAGGCGGCCGGGGGTGCCAGCGTCGCGCCTGCTGCGTGAACAGCTCGACGAAGACGGGTACACCCTCATCACTGATGTCGTCGTAGTGGAAGTGGAAGCGGCATCCGCTTCCGTCTTCGTAGTCCTCGATCCAGGGCGTGAAGTATTTCTCGCCCTGAGCGTGTCTCTTGACCTCGATCGTGAGCATCGCTGCCTAGTCCGATCCGCCGAGTGGTGCCCCCCTCTCGGTGACGGTCTGCGTATGCAACCACACGTATGGCTGAAATGCACGTACCTCGGATGGGTCAGTCAGGAGTCTGCAACCTCGTCGGATTCTCCTGAGAGACCTTGGAGGTAACGGCGCGGGCCGCGGAATCTGGCGGCGATCCGCGCCACCTCTTCGGGGGTGGCGCCCTTGCGGCCCTGGAGGACGACGATCACATGGCCGTCCTCCTCGCCGGGCCCCAGGTTGATCACGGCCGTTTCAAGAGTCTCCGCCGTCCGCAGTTCGTACTCAACCGCCGGCGGGAGAGGTAGGGGTGTCGTGTCCTGCGACGCGGGTTCCGCGTTCTCTGCCCCACCCTCGGGCGATGGGGCGCCTGCGGCGACGCGGTCGGCTGCTCCGTCCGGCCAGCCGAGCAGCTTGGCGTACGCGCGGATAGTCGCGTTCACCTTGGTGAACTTTCCGGCCTCGATGTTCTGGATGGTCGAACGGCCGACGCCGAGCAGCTCACCTGCTTGCGGCTGAGTGAGTCGGGGTCGGCGGGCCTCGCGCGCTGCTTGGAGCAGCCCGCCCAGCCTCTGTGTGTGCTCGTCCATGAGTCGACATCTTGGCACAGCGGGTTGCATGCCGACAGCTCAGATCAGGCGCTTTGACCTGGGCATTAATTGGCACTTTGCGCACCCAGGTTGCATCTCGTCCCACCTGCTCCATGTGTCCGCCCCGCATCGCGCTTACTTCTTGAGCCTTAAATGTAGGCATCCTGCTTGCTTATGCCCTCAGGGTGTGCGCAGAATGTGTGTGTGAGGCCCAACGGAACCATGATCAGAGGCATTCGCCTAGGCAGGAAGTTGAGCCTTCGTGAGCTTGAGGCTCGAACCGGCCTGAATCGTGGATACCTGTCACGCCTGGAACGTGAGCAGGTCCACGACGTCGGCTCTGAGCAGGTCCGCCGGGTCGCCAAGGCCCTCCGAGTGCCGGAGGAGCTCCTGATCGCAACAGAGGAGACGACGCCGTGACCGTCAAGGCCACGAGGATGCGCAGGGCCCCCGCAAAGGCCCCGAACATGCCCAACTCCCTTTCCCCGGGCGCGAGTTCGCTAGAGGCCGAATTTCGACGGTGGACGCCGGAGGAGGTCATCGAGAGGCAGCTGCTCCCGTACCGCAGTGCGCGGATGCTCCGTCAGAAGTGCTACCGCCGCGAACTGTTCTGCCACAGCGACGGCGGCCGTATCACCTTCACCGCCGATGACCTGCGCCGCAACAACGAGATCGGCGCGCAGGTCCCGTTCGCGCCCCCGGCCGCCTGACCCCACTCACGCCGAAGGGCCGCCCTCCATGCCCGGCTGACGGCCCCGCGACTCGGCGACTCAACCCCACTGTGAAAGGAGGAGCCTCCGTGGCTCCATCATCCCTTGAACCGCGCGAGGTCGTGAAGCTCGACCTCTCCGCCGGTTCGATCGACACCGTCATGGTCGACGGTGAACCCCACGTCGTGTTCCGTCCGGCTGTCGAGGCGATCGGGCTGGACTACTCGTCGCAGCTTCGCAAGCTCCGCGACCGTTCGTGGGCCAACCGTAGGGATATCCCCACGGTTGCCGAGGATGGCAAGAACCGCCAGATGGTCGCGGTGGACGTGCGCACTTTCCTCATGTGGCTCGCCACGGTGAACGAGAACAAGGTCGCCGACGGCGTCCGTCAGACCTTGATCGCCTATCAGCAGGAGACGACGATCGCGGTCAACGCCTACTGGACGCAGGGCGGCGCGATCAACCCCGCAGCGTCGGTGGAGCAGGTGCACGAACTGCGGACCCAGCTCGACGGCGTGGAGCGTGCGCAGGTCGCCCGCGAGCGTCTGTCGGCGATGGGCGTGGCGAAGCAGTTTGGTCTCGTGAACTCGTCGTACGTGGAGGCGATGGCGCGTACGGAGCTGGCGCGGATGAACGGTGAGGAGCCGGACATCGACCCGGCGGACATCACGATCACCTGCGACGAGTTCCTTGCGCAGAAGAACATCCACGCTGCCGACCTGGCGTCGGCGCGCACCCGGTTGGGGAAGACGGTGGCCGCCCTGTATCGGGCGCGGTACGGCCGGGACCCGCAGAAGGTGAAGCGGCCGATCCACGGGGTGCATCGGGACGTGGCGGTGTACACGCATCGGGACGTCGACTTGTTCGACACAGCGTGGGCGGAGGTCGGCCGGCACTACGACGTGCAGGGCGCGATCGAGCTGGGCGGTGCGGCGTGAGCGAGTCGACGGCGTCGGTGTTCGGCGCGCAGGGTGCGGCTGTTGCGGCGTTGGCTGCGCTGGTCGGCAGGTTCGGTGATCTGCCGGGCGGTTACGTGACGATCCACTCCCAGTTCTCGGCGTCGAGGCCGGTGAAGTTGGGGTTGGCGTTGCAGTCGCCGCAGGCGTTCGAGGCGTGGCGGGCCGCTCTGGGGGTTGCTCCCGAGTCGGTGGTTCTGTCGGCCTGGGAGGGCTCGGTGTGGTTGGCGGCCGAGGTGGTCTTCGAGGGCGTGACGGTGAAGCCGGACGGGTTCAACGTCCCGCTGGAGCCCGAGGTGGCGTCCGCGACGCAGGAGCCCGCCGGGTCCTCTGAGGAGGTGTCGGCGTGAGCGGCATCGTCGTGGAGATCACCCTGGGTCGGTTCGATCATCGCCGTCCGGTGGAGCGTCAGACGTATGTCGCGGCGACGGTCCCGGCGGCGTCGGCGTTCTGGCGGCTGCCTGCGGGGCTGTACGCGGAGATCGCGGCGCTTCCGTGGGATGAGGCCCTGGATGCGGTCTTGGCCTGCCACCGGGAGACGGGTCTCGTTCCGGAGGTGCGGGATGAGCGGTTGTGGGAGGACCGGGAGTCGGTCCGGGTGTGGCTGGCTGACGGGGAGCACCGGGCGGCGATGCGGTCGGCGTGGTTGACGCAGCATGTGGAGCGGGACCCGCTGACCAGGTCGCTGCACGAGCGCGTGATCGCCCAGGATGCGGAGATCGAGCGGCTGCGCGGCGAGCTTCAGGCGCTCAGGTCTGAACGCTCCGGCAGGCATGACGGTCTGGCTGCTGCGGTGGGCTACTGGTCGGGCACTGAGTGGCCGGACCTGATCGCCGTCGTGACTGCCTACACGACGACGGCCATCGTCCTCGGGCAGGGGCGCGACCGGCTGATGGCTCGGGTCGCCGAGCTGGAGGCGGAGCGCCGGAAGTACGTCGGCGCGGAGCCGACGATCGCCGAGGGGACGACGTCACGCACCGCGTACCCGCCCGTGCTTCCGTGGGCCGCGCTGATGGACGACGAGGATCTCGCCGGGTTCCTGGACGAGGTGGCGGATGTTGTGGTCGCGAACGAGGGCGGCCCGGCCCGGCTCGCGGAGGTCGAGGCGGCGTGTGCCCGGTGGCGTCTGATCGCCGAGGCGCAGCACGCCCACAACACAGCACCCGGCCCGGACGTCCAGCCGGACGGGATCACGCGGCTGACGGCCCCGACGCAGGCCCTCCAGGCCGAGGGCGGCGCGGAGACGGGCGGTGCGTCGTGACCGGCCTGGAGTGGCTGTTCTCCGGCGCCCTGGTCTGGTCGGTGTGGTTCGCGTACTGCGCGGTCGACGCCCCGACGCTGGCGATCCGGTGGAAGCGGGGCCGCCGATGATCCCCCGCCCGCTGGGTTGCGACGGCGACCACTGCGACTACGAGGACGGCGGCGTGTGGGTGCACGTCGACTGCTCCCTGGCTGCCTCGCCGCGCGGGGCTCGCGAGATCCGGCACCCGTCGATGGCCCGCACCCGCAGCCACCTGACCACCAACCCCCTGCCCAAGCCCCGGAGGACCCCGTGACTGAGTACCCGGAGAGCGCGGCGGGGTTCGCCCGCGACACGGCCGACCACCAGATGGTCATCCTGCACGACGACGGCCTGTACCGGCACCTGCGGTTCACCAACCCGGCAGCCGACGGGCACACCCCGTTCGAGCTGATCACGTGGCCGTACAACCTCGTCGTCAAGGCCGGGTGGACGTTCCACTTCGACATCGACGCCACGCCGGACATGCTCTGCCTGTTCCGGAAGACCGCATTCCCCGGCGAGATCAACCCCGGCTACTGGTCCGAGAAGGTCCGCGCCGGACGCGACGAGGTCAGTGGCTTCTCCGACGACCTCTTCGAGCAGCAGGTGAAGGCGCACGTCGTCGCCGCGATTCGCGAGGGCGATGCCCCACGCGGCATCGGGGCGGCGGTCACTCGCGACATCTTCGCGTGGGGTGACATCAGCCACGAGGTGGGCGCCCGCAGGGAGTTGGAGGACTTCCGCTACGAGGGCTGGTCGTTCGGCGAGACGTGGGAGTGGGACTTCTCCGACTACACGCCGGGCTTCCTGCACTGCTGCCACGCGATCCGTCGCGGCGTCGAGATGTGGGACGCCGTCCGGAAGGCGGTGGCCGCGTGAACGCCGAGGAGTTCAACGCCCGCTACCCGGTCGGTACGCCGGTGATCGCCTACCCGTTCGTGCGTCCCGATGACCCGGTCGCGATCCGCTACCGCGAGGCCGTGGCGGCGGGCCTGCCCCGTAAGCCCGAGGACGACCCGTGCATCCGGCTGGTGACCCGCACCCGGAGCCGCGCGGAGGTGCTGGGCGGCCACACCGATGTCGTGTGGGTCGACGGGCACGGCGCCTGCATCACCCTCACCCACATCGACGTTCGCGGGGGTGCAGAGTGACCGCCCGCCAGTGGTTGTACGAGCGGCTGACGGGCGCGCACATCGCGCCGGATGAGGCCACCACGGGCCTCGACACCTACCGGGCCGAGGTGATCGCCAAGGCGGTCGGGCGCCTGCGGGCCATCCCCGTCGACTGCACCGCGCTCACCGGCCCGGTCTGGTACGGCGACGGCTGGAACTCGGCGATCACCTGCTTGGAGGAGATCACCGACTACCAGCGGCCGGACGACGAGGCGTACCCCGGCGAACTCCAGCGGCTCCGCGCACTCGTCCTCGGGCTGAGGGTTGCCGCGCTCCGCAAGGAGGATCTGGCGGAGGTGCGGCGGCTCCTCGCGGTGCACGCCCAGCACGAGACGGCAGCACAGGGGCGGACCCGATGACCACCTCCAGCCGTGAGGCCCGCCTGACAGCCACCCTCGCCCTCATCGAGGCCAGCGGCGGCAAGTGGAGCGCGGGCCGTCTCCACTGCCACCGCAGGGCCCACGGCGGGCCCGTCCAACGCGGCACCGCCCGCCGCGACCTCGCCGCACTCCACCAGCGCGGACACCTCCACAAGCGCGGGCCGCACGACGGCCGCTACTACACCCCCACGATCCGAGAGGACGGCCGCTCATGAGCACCGTGTGCTCCCATGACGCCTCGCACCCGCTGGCCGGGCAGACCGTGACCGTGGTCGCCGACCTGGCCGGCGCCGGTTCCGGCCCTCACGCGTACCAGGTCGAGGACTGGGCGGACCGTGTCTACGGCCGCTCCTGGATGGGCATGAACGGAAACCCCTCCGCCCTGTACTACGCGATGCGGGCCGGTTTCTCGGACCGTCGCATCCCGACCGACGACGAGGTCGTCTACGGCAAGGTCGGCAACCGCGCCTTCCTCGTCCACCACAGCGAGATCGCGGGTGAGGCGTGAGCAGGCGTGCGATCCGCCCCCAGGTCGACCACCAGCAGGCTGCTGCCGCGCTCCGGGCCCGGCCCGGGGTGTGGCTGACGGTCGCCGAGTACCGCAACGCCGACACCGTCCGATCCATCAGGGACCGCATCCGCACCGGGCAGCACGACGTCGGCCGCTGGTACCAGCCCGCCGGCGCCTACGAGACCCGCACCGCCCTCACCGACGACGGCACCCTCCTGGAAGCCCGCTACCTGCCGGAGGCCCGCTACCACCCGGCCCGCCGCCGTACCCCGCCCGTCGCCACGATGCTCGCGCAGACCGACGCCGCCCGCGTCCTCGGGCAGATCGACCGCCGCGAGGTCGTCGCCGGGCCGGAGGGTGCCCGTCGGATCGCCGCCCGCCACCAGGCCGCCTACGGCGACGTGTGGAACGACGACGCCGACAACGACCAGGCGTGGGCCGACGCCATCGACAGCATCAGCGCGGGCGGTGGCGCGTGACGACCGCTATCGAAGCCCCGCAGATCGTGGACGGGTTGTCGGCCGAGTCGTACCACGGTGATAGATCCTCGATCTCCTCCTCCGGACTCCGCGCGCTCCTCGCCCCGGGCTGCCCCGCCCAGTTCAAGTACGACCGCGACCATCCGGCCGCGCCGAAGCGGGAGTTCGACCTCGGGCACGCCGCGCACCTGATGGTGCTGGGCGAGGGCCCCGAGTTGAAGGTCGTCGACTTCCCGGACTGGCGGAAGAAGGACGCCCAGACCGAGCGCGACGAGGCGTACGCCGCCGGGCAGGTCCCTCTCCTCGCCAAGGACCACGGCATGGTCCAGGAGATGGTCGCCGCAATCCGCCGGCATCCCGTCGCCGGGCCGCTGTTCACCCCTGGCGCGGGCGTCGCCGAGCAGTCGATCTACTGGACCGATCCGGCGACCGGAGTGCGCTGCCGCTGCCGTCCCGACTGGATGCCGCGTCGCCGCGACGGCCGTCTCGTCGTCGTCGACTACAAGACCGCCAAGGCGGTCGACCCGGAGGCGCTCGCCAAGGCCGTGTACGAACGCGGCTACCACGCACAGGCCGCGTTCTACCTCGCGGGAGTCAAGGCCGCCGGGTTGCACGGCGATCAGGAGCCCGCGTTCGTCTTCGTCTTCCAGTCGAAGACAGCGCCGTACCTGGTGCACCTTGTCGAACTCGACTTCCCCGCGCTCGCCCTCGGCGCCGCGCGGAACGAACGGGCCCTGCGGATCTACGCCGAGTGCCAGCGCACCGGCATCTGGCCGGGCTTCAACGACGCCATCACCTACCTGCCGCTGCCGCCCTGGGCGGAGAAGCGCGACGAACAGGAGTACCTGTGAACCAGCCCGTCCCCCTCCCGTCCACGACGATGCCGACCCGTATCGGCCAGGGCACCGCCGTGGAGCAGTCCCGCGCCGCCGCCGAGGTGCAGGCCGCAGTCGTCGTCGCCCAGCAGTGCCCCCGCAACATTCAGTCGGCGGTCGCCGAGATGCGGGAGTCCTGCAAGCAGATGGCGCTCGCCGAGCGCGCCTTCTACCGCTACCCCAAGGGCGGCCAGACCATCACCGGCGCGTCCGTCCACCTCGCCCGAGAGCTGGCCCGCTGCTGGGGCAACGTCCAGTACGGCCTCGTCGAGATGCGGCGCGACGACGACTACGGGCAGTCCGAGATGCAGGCGTTCGCGTGGGACGTGCAGACCAACTCCCGCAACAGCTCGACGTTCGTCGTGCCGCACCGCCGGGACACGAAGGACGGCCCGAAGCAGGTCACCGACATGCGGGACATCTACGAGCTGAACACCAACAACGGTGCCCGCCGGGTCCGCGAGGCGATCTTCGCGATTCTCCCGCCCTGGTTCGTCGAAGAGGCCAAGGAACTGTGCAACCAGACGCTGCGGGACGGCGGCGGAAAGCCGCTCGCGCAGCGCGTCGCCGACGCCGTCAAGGCGTTCGAGGGGATCGGCGTCACCGCCGACCGGATCGAAGCTCGGCTGGGCCATGCCTCGGGGAAGTGGACCGAGCACGACGTCGCCCAGTTGATCGTCATCTACAAGTCGGTCCAGCGCGGCGAGGTTTCCGCCGAGGACGAGTTCCCGGCGCCCCGCGTCAGCAGCGACGAACTGACCGGCGGGAAGCCGCCTACGGCCGACGCATAGCCCTGTCCCCGCACCGGGCTCCCGCCCGCCGAAATCAGGCGGGGGCCCGGCCTCCTCAGGAGACCACAACATGCACCAGCAGAACACCAGAGGTCCGCTCGACTGGCGCCTGACGCTCCCCTTCATCTCCCGCCGCCGCTACGCCGCCGACCTGGCCGCCGTGATCGCTGACCGCGAGCGCCTGCGCAGCGAGCGGAACCAGTTCGCCAAGGACCGTGACGCGGTCGCCGCGACCGCCTGCCGGGAGGTCGATGAGGCGCACCGCGCGATGGCCCGCCTGGAGGCGGATCTCGACCAGGCCCGCCGCCGGGTCGCGGACCGCACCGGCATGGTGCCACTGGCCGACTACGAGGCGGAGAAGAAGCGCGCCGACCGCATCCAGGCCCGCCTCGACCAGGCCCTCGGGCTCGACTCGGTCGACATCCTCGACGGCCGGCACTGGCAGGAGACCCGGCAGGACAAGGGCACGGTGCGGCCGTGACCCCTCTCCTTGCCGCCGCGCTCCTCGTGGTCCTCGTGGCCGGGACGCTCGCCGCCCGCTGGGCGGTGCGTCCGGTCGGCCGTCACCGCGCCGGCGTCCCGGCTCCGGTCGACGCCTGGTGCCGGTCCTGCCGCCACACGACCCGGCACGCGATCCTCCGCGTCCACGGCGAGCACATCTGCCGCAGCTGCGGATGCCTCAACACTGCCGTCGCCGAGGGGATGACGTCCTGATGGTCAGCGGAGGCAACTTTCGCGGCGGCGGGTTCGCCATCCCCGCGGACAACCCCGACATCCGCCGACGGGCCGCCCTGTATGTCGCCGGTATCGCCCGCGACGCGGCCGACGCCCGACAACTCCTCGACGCGCTCGGCCTCCTCGAAGCCCCCGCGCCCGCGCGCCGGAAGCGAACCGACCCACCGACCACGACCACCACCGACTGCCCCATCAACACCCGCACGAGGAGGGACTCGTGACCCGCATCGTCCACACCGCGACCGTCCCGGACACGGCTGAACGGCCGGGTGCCTGGAGGGAGTCGGCGGTCTGCGCGGGTGTCGACCCCGAGCTGTTCTTCCCGGCCAAGGGTGACGCCTACGCGGCCTCCAGGGCCCGCCGGATCTGTGCGGCCTGCCCAGTCCGTATGGAGTGCCTGGAGGACGCCCTCCAGCGCGAGGCGGGGCGCGGCTTCCAGAGCAGGCACGGCATCGTCGGCGGGCTGGGCCCGAGGAAGCGCTACGACCTGAACGTCGCCCGCCGCAAGGCCGCCGCGTGATCGCCGTCTGCACGCACTGGATCGGCAGTGAGCGCCGTCACTGCGGGGCGACGGACGGGGTGCGCCGGTACGTCAACAGCACCGTGTGCCCCGCGCATACCCCGTCCGCGCTCGCCGGGCGTCCGGAACCCGAGCCGGGCCCGGGGATGCCGGCCGCCGCCTGGGCGACCGCGTCGCCGATCTCCGACTCCCGTGTGCACGACCAGCGGGCCATCGCGAGCGGGAAGCGCCGGGCCAGCCCGCACACCTACAAGGCGGCACGCGCCGCCATCGACAAGACCATCTGAGGAGACCGATGAACATCACCAACCCGACCCGGCCGCTCTTCGGCCCCGGCCGCGTCCTTCTCGGCTATGAGGATCAGGAGTGGGCGGTGTGGGTGTCCGGCATGGACGAACTCCACGACGCCGACACCCTGGACGCCGCGCTGGAACTGGCGGGCGAACTGAACGGGACCTTCGCGCAGCTCCGCTACAACGCGCCCGGCCTCGACGACCCGTCGTACGTCCTCGGCGCGGTCGTCCTCCGCCACGGCTACGCGTGGACCGCCGCCACCGAACACCGCCTCGGACTCGCCTGCGGCAAACCCGACTGCGACTCCTGCCCGACACCGACCACCTGACCCGACAACCCCGCCGCGCTGCTTGCGGCGGGGCCCGCCCCAAGGAGACCACGATGACCGACCACCCGTACACCGACGACGACCTCCGCGCCGAAGCCGCCCGCCAGCACTCCTCTCTCACCGAGGACCCCGACTTCATGGGCGTCGGCGAGCAGATGGAGGACCGCTATGCCCAGTCGACCGTCATCGACGAGGACCCCGACTTCGAGCGGGAAGGCAGCACATGGGGGGAGCTGCTGCCGTACAACCACGACGACGGCAACGCCTACAACGAGGCGCAGCGGAAGATCCACAACCTGATCAACGGCGCCGCCGACGTGTCCCGGTGGGCCGTCGACCTCGGCGCCGACGGGCTGGAGCCCTCGCCCGACGTCCTCAACCTGGACGGCGACAACGGCCCCTTCATCCGCGTGCACTTCGCCTTCGACCCGGCCATGCCCGAGCGCGAACGCCAGCGCTTCTCCCTCGGCCTCGCCCAGGTCATCGCGGACGCCCTCTAGCCACCCTCCCTGGCGGCCGTCCCCCACGGCTGCCACCCCGGGAGCCCGCACTTCCCCGACGGGCTCCCGGGGCCCCGACTACCGCGAAAGGGCTCCGTGATGAGCGTGTACTTCCACGGCGGATACCCCGGTCTCAAGCCCGGCGACCTGATCCTGCCGCCCGACCTGTCGGGTACCGACCACCGCCTGTCGCGCACTGCGGCCGAACTCGGCGGCCCCGCCTACTCGACCCGCACGGACGTCGTCTACGTGACGACGGGCCGCGATGTGGCCCGCGCGTTCGCCGCGTTCTACCCCGACGGCGCCCTCTACCGGGTCCATCCGCACGGCGACCTGGAGCCCGACCCCGACAGCGGCATCCCCGGCCTGTCGTGGCAGTGCCCGACAGCCGAAGTGATCGCGGTCGTCGACCCGGCCGTCCTGTTCCGCACACGCCGCCCGGAGCGGTGGGTCCGGATGCTCACACCCACCGACTGACCACAGCACGCAGCCCCGCGCAGGAGAACGACCGTGACCGCTCAGCAACCCATCGACGCCCTCCTCGACGCGTACGTGGACCAACGCAGCGCCCTGCGCCGCGTACTCGCCCTCGTCGCCTGCCACGCAGACGAAATCGCCGCAGACCCCGCCCTCGTCCTCAAGGCCCTGGACGCCCACCCCAGGTGCGTCGCCATCTGCCCGCCCGGATGCACCGGCGACTGCGAACCCCACCGCGCCGTCTGGGAGCGCTACACCGCCCTCGACCCCAGCCGCAGCTAGCCGCACACGACACAGCCCCGCACACGGCGGGGCCGGAAGGAGGAGGGGTGTCAGGAGTCGGCGATGTTCTTCGCGGCGGCGACATCGCGCTGGCGCTTCCGCCATGCGTTGACCTCGCGGACGACGTACATGCGGATGTCTGCGGCGCGCGCAATGCCCTTCTCCTTGCACGCCTTCTCGTAGTCGGACCACACGTCGTCCCCGATGCGGACCATGCGGCCGGTCGTCCCCTTCGTCGTCATGTCGACAGGGTAGCCGACCGTTCATCGGCAACACACCCCACTCGACCTGCGCGTATTGCTTATGTATTGCGGGTGACTGTACACCCCGAGGTAAGATTGCGATCACGTCAGGCGAGCGAAAGGCCGCCCTGAAAGGGGGTCTGGTTCCTCATGCCCTGACCAGCACGACCGAGAAGAGATCGCACGTGAGAATCCGGCGCAGCAGGCCGACGGGAGACTTCCTACAAGTCCCCAACGCCACCGTGCGGGACGACCGACTCAGCCACATGGCGCGCGGCATCCTCGTCGAACTCCTCAGCCGCCCCGACGGCTGGGAGGCGACCGCCGACGACATATGGCGCGCATCGGTCGCGAAGCACGGAAAGGCAAGCCCCGGCCGCCGCGCCTTCCGCGCCGCCTTCGCCGAGCTCAAGGATCACGGGTACCTCACGTCCGAACGCACCGTCCTCGCCGGAGGTCAGCACGGCACCGTGCTCGCCGTATCCGACATTCCCGCAGGTGGCACCGACGTACCACCTGCCGGTACGTCGGTGCCACCTGCGAAGACGGACGTTTCCCCAGCTCAGTCCGACGTACCACACGCTGGTACGTCGGAAGGGGCCTCCGACGTACCACGCGCTGGTACGTCGGAGCGACCTGCGGAAACACCCGAAACGCCAGCTCGCGCCGACGTACCACCTGCCGGTACGTCGGACTCGCCTGCGGAAACAACCAAAACCGCAGGTCGCTCCGACGTACCACACGCTGGTACGTCCTCTTATAAACACGGTGAGAACACGGAGGGGAACACGTCCTCCCCCCCCCCCCCCCCGCAGCGGCAGGAAGACGAGGACGAAGACCTCACCGTCTTCGGAGCGTTCTGGGTCACCTTCCCCAAGAGCCGCGACCGCCCGGCCACCCTCGCCGCCTGGCGCAACGCCATCGCCAAAGGCGCCGACCCCAAGAAGATCGTCGAAGCCGCCCAGGCGTACGCCCGCGAACGCGCCGGTGAAGAACCCCGCTTCACCAAGTTCTCCGCCAACTGGCTGCGCGACGAACGCTACGAAGACGACTACGCGCAGCCCGAGCCGGGCGGCCTCCCCCAACTCCGCGCGCTCCCCAGCCCCCGCCACATCACCACCCGCGAGGACGCCGCCCTCGCCAAACGCAACGCCTCCCGCGCCCTCCTCGACCAGCTCGCCGACCAACTCCGCGCATCAGGAGACAACCAGTGACCCCCGACCAAGTCCCCGCTCTCCTCAAGCAAGTCAGCTACGCCGACCCCCGACTCCTCCCCGCCGACCCCCAAGAACTCCTCGGCCTCGCCGCACTCTGGGCCACCGTCCTCGCCGACGTCCCCACCGACTTCGCCATGAACGCCGTCGGCGAGCACTACGCCACCAGCCCCTTCCCCATCAAGCCCTCCGACATCGCCGACCGCTGGAACACCAAAGTCCGCGACCGCCTCAACCGTGACAACGGCACCTTCGAACCCGGCGACCACCCCGGCCTCGACCCCGACGACATCGGCGGCTACCTCGCCGCCCTCCGAGGACAACGCCAAGCCGTCGCCCAAGGCATCCAGCAGCCCAGCAACGTCAAGGCCATCACCGCCGGACCCGCCGCCGACGAAGTCACCGCCCGCCTGAAGACCCTCGGGACCTACATCCCCCGCCAGGTCGACGACGTCCTCGACGCCCACCGGCCCGTCAAGGCCGCACGCCGCGCCGCGCTGATCGCCGGAGAACCCGACGCCCTCTCGGTGCCCTGCGACTGGTGCCAGGCCAACGTGAACGAGCCGTGCCGCTCCCGCCGCATCAGCCCCAACGGCGCGGCCACCTCCAACAAGCGGCGCTCCACCCCCCACCCGTCCCGCGTCGACGACGCCCGCACCGCGATGACCGAGCAGCAGGAAGAGACGGCTACCCCGTGAACGACCAGCCCGTTCACCGCGACGACATCACCGCCCTCCGCAGAGAAGGCGACCTCAAGGCGTACATGCAGCAACTCCGTGCCGAAGGCCGCGCCCGCCTCAACACCCCGCCCCCGACCCGGCCTTCGCACAAACGCCGGAAGTGGGGCGCGATCCCGATCCCGCCCGACCACAAGCCCGGCCAATGGCCACCGGGAACCTCACCGCCCGGCCCCGCCCCCGAACGGCAGCGCGACCCCGAGGACTGGGCCGACGCCGTGCACCGCTACCGCGCCGAACAGCGCCGCACCCTCACCGAAAGGGAAGCGCCGTGACCGCCCCGCCCGGCACCCGCTGCACCAGCCCTCGCGGCCGGCGGATACCCGTCGACAGCCACGACGCCCGCAAACACGCCCACAGCTCTGCCCCCGTCGCCAGCCGGAAGGAGGCCGGTACATGGCCAGCCTGAGGTGCGCCCTGTGCAAGAGGGGTTTGCGGACGCCGGAGTCGCGGGCGGTGGGTGTGGGGCCTGTGTGCGCCAGGAAGCTGGCCGGATCGCCGCCTCCCGGCCGAACGGGCGCCCCGAGTCCCCCAGTCGCACCACGCGCCCCGCAACGCCTCACACGGCCACACAGCCCCGACGTCATCCCCGGACAGACCCAACTCCCGCTCACCGCCATGCAACCCACCCTCTGGAGCCTGTAGATGAATCCGCCCGTCACCTCCGTCGCCGAGCCCCGCTACCCCCTGCTCGTGGCTCTCCCCGGAGGGCGTGTCCAGCACGCCGCCCGCCTCGTCGGGACCGGCCCGGCAGTTACCACCCTCTGCCGCAAGCGCGGCACCCCCGTAGGCGACGGCGCCGGGCTGCCGTACTGCCGGGCCTGCGCTAACAAGCCCAACCCGATCAGCCAGCAGACGGGCCGTCGACCCACCCCAGGCCCCGCGTGAACGGCCGGCCGCCCGCGTTGGAGCCGCGGGCGGCCGTGCCCCCACCCCACCACACACCTCTGGAGATGACCATGACCGACCCGACCACCCCACCCGCCGACCGGGCCGCCCTCCGCGACCGCATCCGTCGCGTCCTCTGCGAGGCTGACGGCGACGGCGTCTTGTGGGGTACCGACATGCTGGAGCCCGACGAGTACGGCGAAGTCGCCGACATGGTGCTCGCGGTGCTCCCCGACGCCGCCCGCTACCGGGCGGCATGGAGCAGCGCCCGGCGGCGCGCGCAGGCGTACGGCGAGGGCATCCTCCGCGTCGTCGAGGACCGCGAGCAGTGGCAGAAGTGGTGCCGTCAGGCCGAGGCCGAGCGCCCGTTGTCGCCGTACTTCGAGCACCCCGAGTGCGGCTTCCGTTGGCACGGCCGCGACGGCATGGACGTACCACTGCGGGACGGTCAGCCCGTCTGCCCGCGCTGCGAACTGACCAAGACGCAGAAGCAGCTTGACCACAGCCTGCGGCGTCGCGAGGAAGTCGGGGTGGAGTGCAAGCGGCGCGGCCGGAACGTGCTGGAGCAGGCCGAACGCCTCGTCCGTTTGGAGCGCGAGTTGGACGGCGTGCGCGACCAACTCGGCAAGGAGATGCTGCGGGCCGACGACGCTGGCTCCGCGCTGGATCGGTTCCGCCGGGCCATCAGCCGTCTGGCCGCGCACACCGCCGGTTTTCAGGACGTCCTCGACGAGTCCGACCGTGGTCCGTGGGGCAAGACCATCGGCGCTGACATCGCCGAACTGAGCCGCATGGCCGCCGAGGCGCGGGATGCTGGCACGCAGGACAACGAGGCGCTGCAATGCGTCTGCGGCGACCCGGTCCATCTCCAGGACGACGCCGACCCGACGAGCTGGATTCACAGCCCCGGCTCCGAAACTCGCTGCCTCGACGCCCGGCCCCGCTGCCCGCACTGCCGCATGCCTCACGACCTGACGCCGTCCATGGCCCTCGCCTGCGCGTCCGTACGCGCCAGCATCCGTGATGCGCACCCCACTTCGACGGCGCCGCTCACCGAGGAGCGGCAGTCGTGATCGCCGAGGCCGTCGACACGCTGATCACCCTGGGCTGGGCGGCGCTGGCGTGGCTGGTCGTCCTGTCCGCCGCCGCGACCGTCGCCGTGCTCGCCGTGGCGGGGGTCGCCGGGTGGGGCGCGCGTGCCGCGCGGAGGGGGCTGTGCGGGGCTCTCGCGGCCGTACGGGCGCACAGGACACTCCGCGACCGGACGCCGCCCCGCGACGCGCCACGGGGGCGCGCAGGGATTCCAGCACTCACGGAGGACACATGAACACCCGACTCACCCCCCATCAGCTCGCCGAACTCAAGCCCCTCGCGGCCGTCATCGAACACGCCATCCAGAACGCCCCCGTCCGCCTCGGCACCGACGATTGGGGAACCGTCCTCGCCGCCCGCATCCTCGCCGAGGTGAGCGTGTACATGGGCCGCACCCTCGGCTCCGACGCCCCCGTCCTCGCCGAGATCCAGGCCGAACGGGCACGGCAGGACGCCAAGTGGGGCGAGCAGAACCACTCCGACGGCACCGGCAGCACCGAGCAGCAGAAACAGGCCAAGGACGCTCGCCGCTGGTGCCAGGACGCATTCGGATCCGGCTACGGCACCTGGTCCGACGTCCTCGCCGAGGAAGTCGCCGAGGCCAACGCCGAGCGCGACCCCGCCAAGCTCCGCGCCGAACTGCTCCAGGTCGCCGCCGTCGCAGTCGCCTGGATCTCCGCGATCGACCGCCGCACCTGACCGTCCCGCCGGGGCTCACCCCGAGCCCCGGCCCAACACCCGCCCCTGGAGGGCACATGACACCCGCCGAAGAGCTTCGCGCCGCCGCCGACAAGCTGCGCAAGCTGACCGCCGACCTCGGAGACTGCCGAGGCCCCTGGTACGTCGTGAACCGCGAACAGCGTCCGTACCCCCAGCGCATCGACAACATCGGCGTGCCCTACATCGTCGCCAGCACCACAACCGACCCCTCCCACCCGCCGACGATCGCCGACTACATCGTCGCCATGCACCCTCGCGTCGGCCTCGCACTCGCCGACTGGCTGGACGCCGCCGCGCACTCCCACAAGTGCAGCATCCAGGCCGCTGGCGACGTGTTCCGTGACGACCCGGACGGGCGGACCGCGTGGCTCACCACCGGCTCCGGCGCCCCGTCGCCCGAGGCGCTCGCCGTGGCCCGCGCGATCCTCGGGACGACCCCGTGACGGCCCGCCGTCGCGCGTACGCCTGCCAGGTCGTCGCCGCACTGTGTCTCGCCGCCGCCCTCGTGGCCGTTCCGCAGGGCGCCCTCTACGCGATCCCCGGCATCGTCGGCGCGGTCCTCCTCGCATGGGCCGCCACCCGCTACCGGGCCGAGCACCGGGAGCTACTTGCTCGGCACGAGCAAGCCCGCCGGGCGGCCGTCGTCATCCCCGACCCGCGCCCGCCCGCCGACGGCACCCCGCTCACCGGGCACGAGCGGGCCGCGTGGGCGCGACTCGTCGCCACCTACCACCTCACCGACCGCGACCCCAGGAGCACGCCGTGACGGACCGCCACACCGTCGACTCGATCACCAGCGACAACCTTGACGAGCTGTACGCGCGCATCGCCACCCTCGAACACGTCGCCGCCGGGAACAAGCGGCACGTCCAACTGATCGCCCCCGACCTGGAACGCGCTGAGGCCGCCCTCGACCGGGTCCGCGCGCTCGCCGAGGACATCCGCCACGGCGCCGCCTGGACCGCCAACCACGCCGCCATCGCCGACCGGATCAACGCCGCCATCGACCAGCCCAGCACCTGACCCCACCCCGCCCAACCGATCCACCAGGCGCGCACTCGCGCGCGCAGCACGGAGGAAGAAATGACCATCACCCGCTACCGCAAGCGCCCCATCGAAGTCGACACCATCCAGTGGACCGGCGACAACGAAGCCGAGGTCCAGGCTTTCACCGGCGGCGCGAGTCGCTTCTATGCCCTCGACGCGGAGGACCGCGAAGGCTCCGACGACCCCGAGGCCACCGCTGCCGTCTTCGACAAGCTGCACTCGACCTGGGTGCTCGTCTACACCGGCCAGCACGTCGTGCGGGGAGTGAAAGGCGAGTACTACCCGATCGCCGAGGACGTGCTCGCCGAGACATACGAAACCGTCCAGGACGCCCGTCCGGTGTCCCCCGTCAGCGCTCTCTACGAACGGTGGGTGAAGGCCGGTCCTCCTCCGCTCGGTGTGTCCATGGCCCGTTGGTGGGACGCCCGCCTCGTCGAACTGCACAACGCGATCCACCCGGCCGCCGACCAGACCGCGGAGAAGTGACACATGGCCCAGTACCTCGACCACACCGCCGTCGCCCAGAAGCTCCTCGACCAGCAGGGCGACATCACCCGCCTCACTGCCGAGCGGGACGGCGCGTACCGCGAGCGCGCCCACCTCGTCGCGCTCCTCGCCGCCATGACCGACGGCGCCGTCATCACCCCCGCCACCGACATCGACGAGCCGGGCTGGCAGATCGTCTACCTCAACCTAGGCGGACGGCAGGCGTCCTGGCACATCAGCCCGCGCGACGCCGACCTCTTCCGGCACGTCGAGCGCGTCGACTCCAACGACCCGCGCGGCCACTGGGACGGACACACCACCGAGGAGAAGTACGCCGGGATCGCCGCGCTCTCCGGGCACACGTCCACTACCCAGCACCCGGACGGCCAGCAGATCGCGGGCGCGATCATCACCACCCTCCAGCAGCGCGGCTACTCCCTCCCCGCCACCACCGTCCACGCCCTCGTCGACGCCATCCTCGACCTGTAGGAGATCGCCATGGACCAGAACGCACGCCGCGCCCGCATCATCAACATGCGGAAGACCCCGCCGCGCCCGCGCATCGTCTCCCCCAACCAGCCCGACCAGACCCGGACCACCTACTTCATCCAGTCCCGCCCCGCCGCGAGCCAGCCCTGGCAGCGCGCTTCGGGGGTCGACGCCTCCTGGGAGTCGAAGGACAAGGCCCTGGAGAAACTCGCCATCCGGCGCGAGATGCAGCCGACGTGGGAGCACCGGCTGATGGAGCGCGTCACCACGGTCACCGAGCAGCCCGCCACGGAGGACTGACCCGCGACGAAGGGGGGCGCGCTTCCCGGGCGCGCACCCACCGGCAAGACCGCACCCGTACGACCCGCAAGGAGCTCCGCATGACCGACCCGTGTGCTGCCGCCACCTGCACCCGCACCCTCTACGACACCGAGACCGCCCTCCAGCAGCGGCTCTGCACCCCCTGCATCCGCGCCATCCGGACCTGGCTGGCCGCCGAACTCCCCCTCCAGATCACGGTCCTGGAGGCGTCGCTCCAGCGGGAGACCACCGGCCAGCCCTCCGGACGCGGCACCCGCACCGCACCCCTCCCCGGCCGCGAGGACGTGATCAACCTGATCGGGCCCGCCGCCTGGGGCACCGTCACCGACCGGCACCGCGACCAGACCGGCGCGGTCCCCATCGTCGGCGTCCTCACCAGCTGGGTGCGACTGATCTGCGAGGAGCGCCGCTGGGACGGGCCCGACACCGCCAGCATCCAGGCATACGCCGCGTGGCTCGCCCACCCGCCGCTCCTCGACTGGACCGCCCGGCAAGGCTGGGCGGGGGAGATGCGCGACGAGCTGGCCAGCCTCATGAGCGCGGTCCGGACGGCGACCAGCGTCCGGCCCCGGCGACGCCCCATCGCCCAGCCCTGCCCCCGGTGTGACGCCCTCACCCTCACCCGCGTCGACGGCGACACCTACGCCGACTGCGCCGACTGCGGGGCCATGTACTCGCGCGACGAGCTGGCGCTCGCGGCGCGCATCACAGTCGCCCGACGCGACACGGACGCCGCCGTGGCATCCTGAAACCCGCGCTCGTTGTCTGCCCGCGGGAAACCCGGGCACCCGAGAACCAGTCGGCCCACAGCCAACGACGCAGCCCGCCTGCCCCACCTCCACCAGGGTGGGGCAGACGGGCACGGGCCCGGCCCCACAGACCACCTGACAGCACCACCGGGCATCCGTCATGCTGGGAGGATGCCTAACCAGGACCCGCCCTGTAGCGCGTGCGGCGGCACAGGGCTCACCGAGCACGAGACGCACACCGTCGAGACAGACCAGGACGGGAATCAGAAGCCGGTCGTCCACCGGTACACCGGAGCCTGCAACAGTTGCAACGGCTCCGGGAAGTCCTGACCAAGGAGGACCGCATGCGACAGATCCACGTCTGCCTCCACTGCCGATGCCACTACCTGCCCCCCGAACACCCCACCGACCCCCACGCGGGCGCCACCGCTGTCCACTGCGGACAGACCGAGTGCGCCCGCATCGTCCCCGCCATGGTCCGCGGCCTCGGTATGCCCGAAGCTTGGCTCGCCGACAAGGCGCGTAAAGCCGCCGGTGTCGCCGGAGAGCCGAGGGTCGCCAGGGCCCAAGGGCAGCGCGTACGCCGAGGCGCACCCGGCGGACGGCGAAGCAAACTCCTGTAGTCGGCCCCCGGCATATCCTGTGGCCGCCGGCCTGCCGTAACGCTCTGGCGGCACGCCGGCGCTGCTACAACGCGAAGCCCCGCCTCAACTCCACTGAGGCGGGGCTTCGTTGCGTGCGCGGGGCTACTCAGGTTGGGGCTTGTTCGGCCCGCGCCCCCTGGTGGATCGCTTGCGGAAGAACGCCTCGATCGGCCCCCAAGGCATCGCCCAGGCGTTTCCGATCCGCATCCAGCGTTCGCGGGGGACAGGCCATGCGGGGTCCGTGTCGGCGATGTGCCGTACGCCCTGCCGGGTGATGGGGCGGGGGAGGTAGTCGCCCGCGTTGAGGCGTCTGGCGATCTCGGTGAACGTCACCATCTCGGGGATTCCGCCCCCTTCGTCATCGTCCGGCATGGCACCACCTTCCCAGAGTACTTGTCAAAGCGCCAGTACTCCCTTAGTCTCGAAACGCACGAAGCCCCGACCGCGTGGTGACACACGAGGCCGGGGCTGAACGGCGGCGGGGCCCGGTGGTGACACACCGAGCCCCGCCTCAACCCCGGTCCGACGGTGACACGTCGGCCCGGGTCAGCCATCCACCTGCTTCACCAGGAGGAATGACCATGGCCGATCGTAACGGCCCCCGCACCCCCGAGCCCACCCCGCGTACCCGCCGCGTCATCGCCGCCGGCTACGTCCGCCGCGGACCCCTCTCGCCCGCCGCCGCCCGCATGCAGGCGCTCCGCGAGTCCATCGCCCACCGCATCCTCACCAGCCGCCACATGACCGACGCCCGGCTCCTCGACGTCGCCCGCGTCCGCTCGATCATCCTCCTCACCGTCCGCCACCCCCACGGCGACCGCCCCTACAGCATCTACGCCTTCCGCCAGGCCACCCCCATCGAGTGCGACCCCGGCCTCGCCAACCCCAGCCAGCCCGGCGACTGGATCAGCATCCACTGGCGCGACGGACAGTACGACGACCTCCCCCACCTCACCGCCGACATCACCACCTGGGCCCACCACCACGCCGCCACCCGCATCGCCCACCTCCACCGCCGCACCGCCGACCACTACCGGCAGACGGCAGACGGCCACCCGATGAACGAGCCCCAGACCCAGACCCAGCGCCGTCGCCTCGTCGCCGCCGGATGGGTCCGCCGCGCACCCGAGCCCGAGCAGGACCCCTCGGCCCGGCTCGCCGCCCTGCACCGCCTCTGCCGCGCCGACTACCAGCAGGCCGCCCCCCAGCGCACCGGCCGCAACCGCCGCGACGACGCCCACCCCATCGAGGCGGTGCACGCCCGATGACGGACACCTCGCCCACCCCCGCCCCGGCCTCCGACCTGCGCGCACTGCTGGACGCCGTCCGGACCGCGCTCACCCTGCCCGCCGACACCCCCGACCACGACCGGCGCATGCTCGACCGCGCCGCCCTCGTCCGCGCCGTCGTCGACGGCCTCCTCGCCGAGGACCTCCCCGACATCGCCTGGGACACCGGCTACCTCCAGCGCAAGGTCGCCCTGGAGGAGCAGGCCGCCGCCGCCGAGCGCGGAGGTGAGGGCTGATGGGCTGGTTCCGCCGCGAGCAGACCGCCCGCGACTACCCCGCCGCTGGCACCTCCGTCACCGGCCCCGCCGACCGCTTCCACCGTGCCAAAACCACCGGCGCCAAGCGCGCCGCCCGCAAAGGCCAGGCGTGGGAAGACCGCGACCGCGCCCAGGACACCAAGGGCCGCTGGTACCGGCCCGCCCGCTGACCCACCCCAGACCGGCCGGCCCCCGCAACCCCCAGCGCGCGGGGGCCGGCCTCCACCACGGGACACCACGTGAACCTGAAGAAGGCCCGCGCCCGGCGCGCAGCCAACGCCCGCCACCGCGCCCTCATGACCATCGCCAGCCACGTCATCGCGCGACACGTCCGCCTGGGCGACACCAGTACGGCCACCGCCGAGGTCATCGCCATCGCCTTCGGCCGACACCAGCTGCGCATCACCGACGACGAGGCCCTCGACTACCTCAACGCCCAACTCGCGGAACGGTCCCTCCCGCTCTGCCCGCAGACCACCGCAAGGGGGGACGCGTGACCACCCGCGAACTCACCCGGGGTCAGATCATCGTGCTCGGCGCGGCCACGGTCACGATGCTCGCCGTCGGCAGCATCGGCGCCGTCGGCACCTACAGCAACGTCGTCTCCGAGTTCCACCGCGAGGCGACCGCCGCCGGGGTCGTCGCCGCCGGGGAGGGCCTCACCCTGATCCTCGCCCTCACCATGCTCGGCCTCACCATGCTCGGACAGACCGCACCCCTCTGGGTCCGCGGCGGCATGTGGCTCGCCCCCCTGTCCGCCTGCGCCACCGGCATCGCCATCGCCGACGGGCTCCGCAACCAGGCCGTGTACGCGATCACCCCCCTTGCCATGTCCGGCGCCGCCGAAGGACTCGGCCTGATCGCCCGCCGCATCGTCATCTATCGCACCGGCCGCGACGCCGACGCCGACCGCCGCAACGCCGCCGTCGTGCAGCAACTCGCCTACCAGCAGGCCCTCGCCAACGGCCACCCCGACAAGGACGTCCAGCAGGCCGCCACCCGGAAGGCATGGAAACTCATCGGCCGCGTCGGCGCCAGCGACCAGCAGCTCGGCGCGGGCCTTGTCGACGTCTCCCGCGAGCGGCTGGTCGCCGGCGCCGATCACGCGCTCGGCCAGATGCTCGCCCTCGGGCCCGGAGGCGTTGCGCCCCCTGTTGCGCCCGCCCCGCGCCCGGCCAGCGCCACCGACCGGCTCCGCACCCACCTCGGCGCCATGGACCCCGCCGACGCCATCCGATTCGCAGCAGCCGCACGACCTGATGCGCCCCTGCCCGAACTCGCCACGATCCTCGCCACCTACGACATCCACGTCGACCCCGTCGCCATCGCCCTGGTCCTCGCTCAGCAAGACCCCCAGTACACCGTCGAGCGACCTGATGCGGGCGTTGCGCCGCAGGTCAGCGCCCTGCCCGCGCTGAACGTGCAGGGCGCCGTCGAAGAGGCCGCAACCGCCCTCGGGCCGACCGCATCAGCCCGCGACATCGCCGAGCACCTGGAGCAGATCCGGCGGCTCGTCGTCCCCGAGAACCACATCAGATCAGCCCTCTCCCGGGCCGCCGCGAAGAAGACCGAGCAACCGGGCGCAGCACCCGGCGCCGACCTGATGCGGGACGGCTACAACTGATGCCCGCCCCGCTCCTGCCGCCCCGCCCGTACCCATCGCCACTCCCATCCGCTAGGAGCCTGCCGTGCTGCTCGCCACCCTCCTCGTCACATCCGGGCTCCTCCCCGGCGTGGCTACCGGCTGGTACGTCCACCGCCGCCACGGACTGCTGCTCGCGGTCCTCGCGGGCGCCGGTGTCACCCTGGCGTTGCCGTTCCTGCTGCTGTCGACGCTGATCCTGTTCCCGCCCGCCGGGTTCGTCCTCGGCGTGATCGCCGGGGCCACCGCCCTGCGGGCCTACGACGAGGGCCGCATCTGGACCGGCACCGCCCTCGTCGGCGCCGCCGCCGTGGCGTTCTCCTGCGCCAGCTGGGGGGCGTCGGATCTCGGGTGGGCGGCCCTGGGATGAGCGACCGGACCCCCATCACCCCGACCCGCATCATCCCCGCAGGGAAGCCCCTCCCCGCCCCCGCCCCGGCGGGACCGCCCAAGCCTCCACCGCCACCCCGACCCCCGGCGCCTCCCGCCGTCCCGGACCCACTCCCGGACTGGTGGGGGCGGCCACCCGGGCTGACCGGACCGCCACCCCCACCGCCGCCCGTCCCCGTGGACGTCCACGTCACCGTCACCATCGACCACGGCCCGCTCGTCCCCATCGCCCCGGAGCCCGGACCGCGCTGGTACAGGCGATTCCGGATCGGCTACAACGCGGCCTGCGCCGCCGCCGGATTCATGATCTGCGGCCCGTGGGCATGGACCCTCGCCTCCATCCGGACCGACTCCCTCGCCGGAGCCTGGGTCGCCGCCATCATCCCCGGCGCCGTCATCTACCTGATCGACAACGCGAGGCAGGTCGAAGCCGACTACGCCGACGAGCGACTGATAGCGCCCCGCCTCCGCGCCGCGATCACCCGCACCCTCCTCTGGGCCGAAGCCGCCGCCGTCGCCCTCAGCCTGCCGATCACCACGCTCGTCTACCTCATCACCGGAGTGCAGCCGTGAGCACCACCCTGGCCGCCGGAGCCAGCCAGTACACCACCAGCGCGATCACCACCGCCGGATTCGCTGTCGGCCTCGCCCTCCTCGCCGCCGAACTCTGGCGCTGGTACAAAGGCGGCGGCGGCAAAGGCGCCAAGGGGAAAGGCGGCGACGATGGGGGAGGCGCTGCCCGCAACCCCAAAGCCCTCATCCCCCTCGCCCTCGGCATCGTGTGCGGCATCCTCATGGTCGCCTGCCCCGCCGGACTCCTCGGCCTCACCAGCGGATTCCTCCGCTGGGGCGGCAACGGTGCAGGCGGACTCGCCATGGACTGGCTCACCGGCCAGAAAGCCGCCCCCCTCGGCACCGCCGCCACCCCCACCCTCGACGGCTACGGCGCCGTCATCGTCACCGCCCTCACCCTCAGCCTCTGGCTCCTCCGCAAATCCATCGCCAAAGCCGTCAAGGGCAAGTGGAAGAAAGGCGTCCTGATCGGCGTACTCCTGTGCATCAGCACCGGCACCGCCGCCATGGTCGCGCAGACCGTCGTCGGCAGCACCAACGACCTCGGCCGCTTCGTGTTCGGCCAGCTCGCCACCGGGACCTTCGTGTGAGCGCGCCGCCGACCACCGTGCAGTGGCTGCGCCGGGCCGTCGACCGCATCAGCATCGGCTCCGGCCGCCGCGCCACCCAGATCACCGCCGCCGCCCTCCGAGCCGTACGGCGCACCTGGGGCGCCGGAAAGGGATGGCTGGAGGAAGCGACAGGGATCATCTCCTGGGTGCTCCGCGCGGCCCTCCTGCTCCTCGCCGCCCTCATCGCCCGCAAGGTCGTCACGGCGGTCGCGAGCGGCCTGTACGAGCGGATCACCCACGGCGGCGCGCCCTGGCTCCTCTGGAGCGCCGCCCTCGCCTGGACCATCGCCGCCTACCGCGCCGGCGCCGAAGGGTGGACGCCCAAGCGGGACGACGAGGACACGTCGACGACCGTCAGCGAAGACGAGGGCGGCGGAGAACCGGAAGACCCCCACGCCGGCTTCCGCATCGAGCTGGCGCTCGCTCTCCACGCCGTCGGCTCCCCGCACGCGCACATCAGTGCCCTCGCCGAGTATCTGGGCGCCCCCGCCAACCGCGTCCGCGCCGCCCTCACGGAGGTCGGAATCCCCATCTCCGGCGGGGTGCGGATGCGGGGGCGGCCGGTCGCGGTCTCTCCGGGCGTCAAGCGGCAGGACTTTCCGCCCCTCCCCCCTACCGGACGAGAGGACACTCCGGGAGGGCCGTTGACCAGCAACAACAACAGCAACAACAGCGCCGACGAGGGGCCCCGAGAGGGGTTGCGTGTAGAGCGCACACACGGCGGGATCACCATCTACGACCTCGCCGACACCCACCGCCACCACAAGACCACCGACTGAACAGGGACCCACCCATGCGCGCCGCTGAAGCCGCCGACCGCGCCGTCGGCGGGAAGGAACTATTCCGACATGACCATTACCACCGGACTTGCCACCCGCGAGGGCACAGCCCTCGACATCGCCGACGCCGCCCGCGTCTACCGCCTCGAGGACGGCACCGTCGGCGCCGCCGTCATCGACGGCATCGGCCACGGACTGCACACCTCGGCGACCTCGCCCATACTCTCCGAGGTCGCCGCCCGCTACACCGCCCACCGGGGCGCCCTGCCGGGCATCCTTGCCGCGGGACTCCTCGTCGCTGACCGGGGCCCGGACGGCGACGAGGCCGACGCCGTAGCCGTCACCGCGATCGTGGACCGCATCGGCATCCGCGTCGCGTGGGTCGGCGACTGCCGCGCCTACGGATGGGACGGCACCCACCTGACCCTCTACACCACGGACCAGACCATGGGCCAGTGGGTCCGCCAGTTCGGCCCCCCGGTCGAGATCGCCGAGACCTACGACGACTGGGTCCGCGTCTCGCTGCACTCCGCGACCGTCGCCACCACCCGCGAGATCGACGTCCCCGACCCGCTGCTCATCCTCACCAGCGACGGAGTCCACGACCAGGTCGCTCACGACGTCATGGAGCACCTGATCCGCGACCACGCCACGGACCCGCAGGCGCTCGCCGACGCCCTGGTCGCCGCCGCCCGACCGGACAACCAGGACTACCGCGACGACGCCACCGCCATCGTGATCAGCCGCAACACATAACCGCACCGGTCGGGCGGCGTACGCTCGTAGCAACATCCACGCACGCTCTGGCTGGATGGTGGACCGGGCCTCGCCGTGCACCCCCCGACGCGGCGAGGCCCGCCCCGTTTCCGGCCGTCAAGAGGGCTGCTGGACATTCGGCGATCACTGCTGCATAATCCGATGCCAGCAGCACACCTGCGCCCACACGCCACACCAGCCCCCGCCAAACCGGGGGCTTTCGCATGCTCAGGGGGTGACCATGCCCCCCACCGACGAGCCCGGCCGCGACGCCGACGGGACCATCTGGTTCACCATCCGGCAGGCCAGCGACTTCCTCGGCGTGCACGTGCAGACGATCTACAGCTGGGAACGCCGAGGCCGCCTCGACCGAGACGACGCCCACCGCGACGAACACGGGCGACGCATCTACACCCAGCAGCAGATCGCACGCGCCGAACGCGCCGCGAGACACAACACGCCCGGCCTCCGCGCCGCCTGACGCCCTGGGGGTGACCGTGGCCGTCCCGAGCGAAGAGCAGGCCCTCGACAACGCCGCCCGACTCCTGGGGCGCGCCGAGATCGAGCTGACCAACCTGCCGCTCATGGAACGCCTCGAAGGTCTCGCGGACTCCTGGCTCGCACTCGCCAACATCCTGCGCGAACGCGAACGCGCCTGACCGACAGGAGGTGACCGTGGCCTTCCCCGCCGGAACCCCCGTCGTGACCCTGACCGGCACCCTCCCCTCCGCCGTCGCGGGCACCGGATACGGCGGGCAGATCGTCTGCACCCCCTCCGCACTCCTCACCGACCCCACACGCCACGCCATCTACCCCGGCGGCGGCAAGACCGACATCATCAACGGCGAGTTCAGCGTCCAACTCATCCCCAACAACGCGGCCGGGATCGAGCCTGACGGATGGCGCTGGTACGTCGACATCCAACCCGCACGCGGTGGACAACGGGCTGCGTTCTGGGCCGACATCCACGGCAACAACGGCGACACCATCCACCTCGACACGCTCATCCCCACACAAGCCCCCGGCGGCGGCACCACCGGAACCCCTGGGAAGTCGGCGTACGAGGTCGCCGTCGAGCAGGGCTACACCGGCACCGTCACCCAGTGGCTAGCAAGCCTCGTCGGACCCCAAGGACCCGCCGGGCCGACCGGAGCGACTGGCGCAACCGGGGCCGCCGGAGCAACCGGGGCGCAGGGGGCAACGGGAGCGACCGGCCCCAAGGGCGATACCGGAGACACCGGACCCCAAGGCGCACCCGGAACCCCCGCCGACATGGCGCGCGTACAGGCCCTCGAAACCGAGATGCCGACCAAGGCCGACCTCGATGGCGCGACCTTCACGGGCGACGTCCTCCTGCGCGGCGCCAACCTCACCGTCGAACGCGACGACGAAACCGGCGCCTACCGCTTCCGCGTCACCGGCGGCGGCCTCGACCTCGAAGTCGCAGGCATGGACGTCATCGTCAGCCTCTGGCAGAACCCCGACTTCAGCGGCGCGCAGACGGCGATGATGCGCTGGGAACCCGCCGGACCCCACCTCATCGGCCGCGTCCAGATCGGCACCGGACCGTACGACGTCGTCCACGACCTCGACGCCGCAGGCAACCGCCTCGGCTTCTACGGGGTCGCCTCCGTCACCCGGCAGACCGTGAACGGACAGTGGGGCGACGGAACCGCTGGCGAATCGCTCGCCGCCGCCCTCGACGCGCTCGGCCTCATCGACGACCAGACCACCCCGTAGGAGGCCGCCATGCCCCGCACCGCCCTCGCCCCCGTCCAGGCCACCCGCGCCGGAACCGTCCTCCCGGCCGCAACCGCTGGGGACGTCGTCAACGGCAACAGCGTCGCCAACGACGGCCGCATCGCCCTCATCGTCAAGAACACCAACGGCGCCGCGACCGCGCGGACGGTCACCTTCGCGTTCACGAAGACCGTCGACGGACAAGCCGTCACCGCCCGCTCCGAGACCATCCCCGCAGGCGAAACCCAGGTGTTCGGCCCCTTCCCGCCCACCGACTACGGCACCACCCTCGCCGTCAACGCCGACAACGCCGAACTTACCGTCCAGGTCATTCGCATCTGACACCACCTCAACCCGCAGAGGAAACCCGCATGGCCCATTACCTGATCAGCTACCTCGATGGCCAGGATGAAACCATCCAAGCCGACGGCGTCGAGTTCGACTCCGACGCCCGCGACTACACCTTCCACACCAACGGTCACGCCGTCGCGCTCGCGCCAGCGGCCAACGTCCGCAGCATCGTGCGCCAGAGCGACGAGGACACGGTGGAGGTGACCGCCTGATGGCCCGCCTCCAGATCCTCGAACTCCCCGAAGGCTCCGACGACGACCGGCCGCCGTTCGTCCTCGTCATCGACCAGGCTCCGCGCGACGAGTCCGCTTTTGAAGCGTTCCGCCGCGACCTCGCCGATGGCGCCGTAGCCGAGCGCGTAGGCGCCCGCGCAGTGCTGGTCTTCGAGGAGACCGTCGAGATCCCCGCGAACGAAGTCTCCGTCGACCCCGACGGATACCCGCTCAAGATCCGTGTCGAGCCCGACTTCGAAGCCTTCCGGGCGCAGGTCCAAGACGAGATCGCGAGAGCGCAAGCCGAGATCGCCGACGGGCTCAAGAAGGTGACGCGCCCATGAGCATCACGGAACCTCGCGGCGCCGTCATCGAGATCATCGAAAAGGGCCGGGCAACCAGCAACGCCACCGCAGGCGACAGCGTCATCGTCCCCAACGACGTACGCATCAACGGGCAATCCCTACTCACCTCAGCAGACGACCCCGTCATCGTGCACGAGGTGAGCACGCGCGCGGACGACTGCGTACGCGTCACGCTTACGCTCCTCGCCCGCCGCGTGTCCATCCGCGCCGAGAACGACCCCGGCTAGTCCCGGAACGAGCCATCGTGACGGCGCTGGTGGTTCGACAGCAGATGCTTGCACTGCGGACAGTGCTTCATCCCGCCCCGCTTCACCACCCAACTGATCCCCGCCGTACACAAGTGCAGGAAACCAGCAGCCCAGTCCTGCACCATCCGCACCAGACCCGGTTTCGTACACGTCGTGCAATCACGACACCCGGTAGCCATTTTCAGACCCCCCTCTTTCCAGAACCCCCCTGGCTCCTGAAGACGTGGACGCTACCCCAGCACAGGAGGTTCCGGCCATGCCCTCACGGCTCCCGCCTCCATGCTCACGACCCGGATGCGACCAGACCAAACCGTGCCCCACACACGGCCGCGACACCCGCACCCGAGGCAACCCCCACCAACGCGGCTACGGCACCAAGCACCGCGACCGCTTCCGACGCGGTGTACTTGATGCCCAACCCGTATGCGTCCTCTGTCGTCGAGCGTCCGCTACCGAAGCCGACCACTGGCCACGCTCACGTCAGCAACTCGAACACCAGGGCCTCGACGCAGACGATCCGCAGTACGGACGCGGACTGTGCAAGCCCTGCCACAGCAGCGAGACCGCACGGCATCAGCCGGGCGGCTGGGCGGCCGAACGGTGACCCAAAAGCGGTCAACAGCAGCCTCCAGGCGTCGCGGCGACCTCAGAGCAGACACCGAGAGACGCGCAACGCCGGTCACAACCCGCCGCGCGGCACTCGGCACCCCGAACGCCGCGATCGCCGACCCGCGATCGTGAGCCAGCGGCCCGGACCGGCGCCGACCGAGCCGCCCAGACAACTCAGCGCCAAGGCGGCCCCGGGCGCTCCGGCCGGCACCTGCCCCCCGGGTGGGGGCGCACCCCCGCGCGCGCGTGCACGAGAC